CGGTCAACACCCCACCCCCGGACGGGAGGACACCGCCCATGCGCGTACACCTCACCGACGGGCGGTACGAGGTCGAGATCACAGCCAAGGGCTACAGCCGTAAGCAGCTCGACGACGTCGAGAACGCGGCGCTGCGCATCCTCGACGCGCTACGCAGCGAGCAGCCGACCGAGCGAGGCACGACGTTCGGGTTCACGCCCGACGCCGCACTCGACAGCAGCACCGAACGAGCCGAGCCGTACGACGACGGCCGAGGCGACGAGTACGACGACCAGGACGAGGACGGCAAGGCATGAGCGGCGGTTGGGCAGGCAGCAACAGACGCAGCGAGCTGCCGCCCGACTGGCAGACCGTCATACGCCCGACCGTGCTGCAGCGCGACGAGTACCGGTGCCGCAACCGCATCGACGGTCGCGTGTGCGGACGCCCCGCGAATCAGGTCGACCACATCGGCGACAAGCACGATCACCGGATCGAGATGCTGCAGGCGCTGTGCGAGGACTGCCACAACGCGAAGAGCAGCAGACAGGGCAACGCGGCTCGCTGGGCGGTTCGCAGGCAGCGACCGAAGGAACGGCACCCCGGATTGCTGTGAAGCCCTGTACGGCGATCTGACGGCCGATCTCACCCCCTGGGGGGTGACTCCCCTCCCCGCCCCGTCTGGGCCCCGGGAGGTGCTGTGGCTGTCCGTCTGTACGGGTCTGAGGAAAACGGCCGCGCTGCGGGGCGCGGGCGGCTCGCTGGCGGGCGAGCAGGAGTGCGGCGGGCTGATTTGATGGCGCGCGGTTGAGGGGCCGCAGATCGCCTCTCAGCCTGCCGTACTTCCGATACGAACCTGATACATGCAGGTCAGAGCGCTAAAAGCGTACGCGGCTGTACCATGGACACATGACGACGAGCCGCGACTGCGAGCACTGCGAGGGACCGATGCCGATCACGGCCCGGTCGCACGCGCGGTTCTGCCGGCCGGCGTGCCGCGCGGCTGCGCACCGAGCAGCGCGCACGATCCCGGCTGAGCTCACGAGTCGGCCGCGGTGGATCCGGCGCACCTCGCGGAAGGTTCCCGTCGCCGTCGACGGCTCGGTCGCGAGCAGCACCGACCCGGCGACGTGGTCGCGGTACCGGAACGCCGCGGCGAGCGATGCCGGCGTCGGGCTCGGGTTCGTCCTCGACGGCGACGGGATCGTGTGCCTCGACCTCGATCACTGCCTCGTCGACGGCGAGCTGCTGCCGTGGGCGCAGCGCCTCGTCGACGACGCCGGCTCGACGTGGGTCGAGGTGTCGGCGAGCGGCGAGGGGCTGCACGTCTGGGGGCACGGCGCGCTGCCGCACGGCAGGCGCATCACGGTCGACGGCGGCTCGGTCGAGCTGTACGGCACCGGCCGGTACATCGCGGTCACGGGGCGGACGTTCGGCGGCACGCCGCAGCGCCTCGGCGACCTGCAGCACGTAATCGACTCGCTGCTGTAGCGCCCGACACGGGTGTGCGGTGGCGCACCCGACACGGGAGGTACAGCACATGGCACGCCTGCAGATCCTGCAACTACCCGAGGGCGTCGACGACTCACGGCCGCCGTTCGCTCTGGTCGTCGACCAGTCGGCGCCGCAGCGGTGGGTACTCGGCTCGGGTAACGCCCCAGTGCGTGACGTCTGGCACGAGGTCGCCGCCGAGATCGGCGCGCGGGGCGTGATCGTGACCGCCGAGACGGTCGAGATCCCGGCGAACGAGGTGTCGCTGCCCGAGCCGGCCGAGCTCGTCGCCGAGGCTGAACTGCGCTACGAGTGCGACGAGATGCGCCGAAGCTACGAGGGCGCGTGCGGCACGATCGCGGACATGCATGCCGCGGCGACTGGCCGCGAGGGCATGGGGCCGGTTCGAGGTGTGGTCGAGGACGTCGAGGACGTGCGGAAGCGCGCCGAGGACGTCGAACGGAAGTTGTCGGAATCCGAGGCGCTCGGGCACAGGCTGCTGCAGCGTGCCGAGCTCGCCGAGGCGGTCACGGCGCAGACGAAAGCGCTCTTGGATCGTCGCACGAGGACGCTCCGCGAGCGGGCCGAGCAGGCCGAGGCCAAGCTGCAGGCGTTCGTCGAGGCGCAGCAGCGCGAGCTCGTCGACCGCATGGACGAGATCACGGATGCACTCGGGCTCGACCGGCTGCGCGACTGGGGCGAGATCGTCGCCGCGGCCAAGAGGCAGCGGGACGGCGGGCACGAGTTCGGCGTGCCCGGCTACCTCGACCCGGAGCGCTGCGCGCAGTGCGGGCTCGACCGGGGCACGTGGTTGTTCGGCACGGACCCGCGGACATGCGCCGAGGTGCGCGTCATGAAGGGCGGCGAGTGATGGCGGGCAACGGGCCGGCGCCGAAGGATCCGAACCGCAGGCAGCGCCGCAACAAGGACACCGTTCCGCAGACCGTGCTCAGGTGGGAGCGCGCCGAGGCGCCCGAGCTGCCTGACTTTCGGATCGAGCGCGACGGCGACCTCGTCGAGTTCGTGTGGCCTGAGCGCACCCGCGAGTGGTGGCAGATGTGGATCGACTCGCCGCAGGCCGAGCACTTCGGCTCGCCCGACTGGCAGTACCTGCTCGACACCGCTCTGATTCACGCCCGGCTGTGGCGCGGCGATCTGTCGGCGGCGGCCGAGCTGCGGCTGCGTGTCGCGGCGTTCGGGGCGACGCCGGCGGACCGGGCGCGGCTGCGCATGGTGTTTGCCGAGGCGGACGGCGCCGACCAGGGTCGCGGCGGCTCGGGGGTGCAGTCGGCGCGTGAGCGGTACGGGAACCTGCGCTCGATCAACGGCGGAAAGACCGACGGGAAGGCGGCCGGCGATGCCTGATACGCGGACCGTCGACAGCGAAACACCGACCGCGGCCGACGTCGTCGACTGGATCGAACGACACATGTCCGATGCCGAGTTCGCCCTCACCCACTGGCAGCGCGCGTTTCTGCTGCGCCGGTACCCGAGGCGCTCGCGGCAGTAATCAGCGCAGGGGGTCGTCATGCCGTGGCGCGGCCCGGAGTACGAGGGCGAGCGGCCGACGCTCGGCTATTACGTCCTCGACTGGATGATGCAGAACCTCGCGCAGCCCGGCCGCGACGTCGACGACCCCGCCCCGTTCCTGCCGACCGCCGAGCAAGCCGAGTTCTTGCTGCGCTTTTACGAGGTCGACCCGGTCACCGGCCGGCGGGTGATTCACCGCGGGCTGCTGTCACGGCCGCGCGGTTGGGGGAAGTCGCCGTTCGTCGGGGCGATCGCGCTCGCCGAGGCGTGCGCCGATGTGGTCGGCGCCGGGTTCGACGCGTACGGCGAGCCGGTCGGCCGGCCGTGGCACTCGATCCGTACGCCGCTCGTGCGTATCGCCGCGGTCACCGAGGCGCAGACCGACAACACGTGGCTGCCGTTGCTGGAGATGGCGCGCGGCGGGTCGCTGTCGACCGACTACGGGCTCGAATGCCTCGACACCGTGATCTATCTGCCGCGCGGCGAGATCTCCCCGATCACGTCGAGCGCGACGTCGACGAAGGGTGACCCCGCCTGTTTCGCGTCGCTCGACCAGACCGAGACATGGACCGCTTCGAACGGCGGCACGAGGCTCGCGAAGGTGATGCGGCTCAACGCCGCCAAACTCGGCGGGTCGCTGATCGAGACGCCGAACGCGTACACGCCCGGCGAGGAATCCGTCGCCGAGACATCGGCGGCCGCCTATCAGGCGATCATCGACGGGCGATCGAGGGCGCGCGGCATCCTCGTCGACCACCGTGAGGCGCCGCCCGAGACCGATCTGACCGACGAGCAGTCCCTCGTCGACGGGCTGCGGTACGCGTACGGCGACAGCAGCGATCACCCCGACGGGTGCGTGCTGCACGACCCGCCGTGCGAGCCGGGTTGGTCACCGATCGAGCGGCTCGTCGCTGAGTTCTGGGACACCTCGAACGAGCCGCAGGATCTGCGGGGCGACCTGTTGAATCAGGTCACGCACGCGGCCGACGCGTGGCTGTCCGAGCCCGAGGTGCGGGCGGCGTCCGACCTCAACCGTGCAGTGCAGCCCGGCGATCGCATCGTGCTCGGGTTCGACGGCTCGCGGAAGCGCAACCGCAAGGTGACCGACGCGACCGCGCTGATCGGCTGCCGGCTGTCCGACGGGCACCTGTTCACGCTCGGCGTGTGGGAGCAGCCCGAGGGCAAGGCGGGCGAGTCCTGGCAGGTGCCCGTCGTCGAGGTACTCGCCGCGGTGCACGAGGCGTTCGCGACGTACGACGTCGTCGGCATGTACGCCGACCCCGCCAAGTGGGAAAGCCACGTGGCCGATTGGGAAGCGGCGTACGGGCCGCGCCTGCAGGTGCAGGCGACCCGTAATCACCCCGTCGAGTGGTGGATGACCGGCGGCCGGTCGACGCTGATCGTCCGCGCACTGGCGAAGTTTCACACCGCGATCACCGAGGGCGAGCTCACGCACGACGGCTCGTCGGCTCTCGTGCGGCACCTGTGCAACGCCCGCCGCCGCACGTCGCGTTCGGGCCTGCAGATCGCCAAGGCGCACCCCGACAGCCCGAAGAAGATCGACGCCGCGGTCGCTGCCGTGCTCGCGTGGCAGTGCCGCCTCGACGCGATCGCGAAGGGTGTCACGGCCGAAGAAGAAGAGATGTTCGGCGGCACGTTCTGACAGAGAGGGGGCGACCGTGCTCGACGAGACACCCGAACTCGACAACCCCGATTACATGCTGCTGCGCCTCGGGCGCCGGCTGCGCAAGCGGCAGCGTGTGCTCGAAGGGTGGTGGCTGTACTACCGCGGCCGCCCGCCGCTGCCCGAGCTGCCGAAGAACGCCGAGGCCGCGTTCCTCGACTTCCAGCGCAAGGCGCGCACGAACTTCTGCGGGCTGATCGCGAACGCCTCGGTTCACCGGCTGCTCGCGCTCGGCGTTACCGGCCCGGACGGCACGCCGGACGACGCCGCCTCGCGGTGGTGGCAGGCGAACCGCCTCGACTCGCGGCAGAAACTCGTATGGCGGTGCGGCATGGCGCAGTCGGTCGGGTACATGCTCGTCGGGCCGCACCCGACCCGCACCGAGGACAACGGCCGGCCGAGTCCGCTGATCACGCCCGAGCACCCGAGCGAGTGCATCGTCGAGCATCACCCCGAGACCGGCGAGCCATACGTCGGGCTCAAGGCGTTCACGAACGACATTGACGGGTACGGCTACGCGCGCGTCATGTACGACGACCGCAGCTTTCCGTACCGCACCAAGGAACCGTGCGGTCACCGGCTGCCGTGGGGGCCGGACTCGTGGGACTACGTCGGCGACCAGGACGACGGCGAGCCGCACGACCTCGGCGGGCTGCCGCTCGTCGAGTTCGCCCGCATGCCCGACCTCGGCGAGCACCCCGAGCCCGAGTTCGCGTGCGTCATGGACACACAGGACCGAGTCAACCTCGGCGTGCTGAACCGCATGGCGGCGAGCAGGTACAGCGGGTTTCGGCAGAAGTGGGTGCGCGGGCACAAGTTCGCGCGCAAGGTCGACCAGGCGACCGGTATCAAGGTCGTCGAGCAGCCGTTCACGCCCGGACCCAACACGGTGTGGGTGTCCGAGGGTGAGAACGCACAGTTCGGGCAGCTCGACGCGACCGACCTCACCGGGTTCTTGAAGGAACACGAGTCGGACGTGCGCGACATGCTGATCTTGTCGCAGACACCCGCGTACTACTACGCGAGCGACCTGATCAACATCAGCGCCGACACCGTCGCCGCCCTCGACCTCATGCACGTCGCGAAGTGCCGCGAGCACATCGCATCGTTCGGCGAGGGACTCGAAGACGTGATGAGCCTCGCCGCGGCGCAGGCCGGCGTGACCGACGATTACACCGAGGCAACGGTGCGGTGGGCCGACCCGCAGTACCTGAGCCCGGCCGTAATGGCGGACGCCGCGACGAAGCTGTCGAGCATCGGCTACCCGCTCGACGTCATCGCCGAGCGGCTCGGCGAGACGCCGCAGCAGGTACGGCGGATCAGTTCGAGCGCAGCCGCGGCGAAGCTGCTCGCCGCCTCGCTGCTGCCGGCGAACCCGGCGCCGACGGCGGGCAACGTCGACGAGGGGGCGAGCGGTGGGTGAGGCGCTGCAGGCGGCGCTCACCGAGCGGTACGACGCGCTGTCGACGAGCCTGCGGGCGCGGGTGATTCAGTTCGTCCTCGACGCGTTCGACAGCCTGTCCGGGTACCGCGACGCCGACGCCGCGGCGTTCGTCGAGCAGGTGCTGCCGACCGTCCTCGCCGCGCAGGCGCAGGTCGGGCAAGTCACCGACGCGTACCTCTCGGCGATGATCGCCGACATGCTCGGCACCGCGACGCCGGCGGCGGGCGTGCAGCTCCCCGAGGCGCTGCGCGGTGTGCCGCCCGACGAGGTGTACACGCGCCCGTTCGTCACCACGTGGACGGCGCTCAGTAAGGGCAAGGCGTATACGCAGGCTGTCGCCGAGGGGCGTACGCGGCTGCTGTCGATCACCGAGACCGACCTGCAGCTCGCCCGCACGCACGCCGCGCAACAGTCCATGGAACGCGGCGGGGCGAAGTTCTTCCGGCGCCGGCTCACCGGCACGAAGAGCTGTGCTCTGTGCACGATCGCGTCGACGCAGCGGTACCGGGTCGAGAACTTGATGCCGATTCACCCCGGCTGCGACTGCAAGGTCGAGCCGCTCGTCGGCAACAAGGATCCGGGGCAGGTGCTCGACGAGGCGACGCTGAAAGCAGCGCACGCCGCCGTCGCGAAGGGTGTCGGCGCCTCGGATGCGGGCGGCCGCGCCCCCGACTACCGCGACGTGATCATCACGCGCCAACACGGCGAGTACGGGCCGCTGCTCGCGGTTCGCCGACAGAACTTCACGGGCCCGGACGACATCCCCGGCCCGTGATTCCCGCGCCGGCACGGCGCACTGCTACAGGCTCACCTCACCCCGACACGGGAGACACCACCATGCACACGCGCACTCTGCCTCGTCATGCCCGTACCGGGCAGCTCGCCCTCGGGTGGCGCAAGGCTCGCCCGAGCCGCGGCGAGGATCCGACCGAGCTGTACCCGATTTGGCCGATCGCCGGCGGCGCCCCGGACGGCGACGGCGGCGACGGAGACGGCGAGGGCGGCGACGAGGGCGACGGCGGCGACGGCGACCAGGACGGCAACGGCGACGGGTCCGACAAGGACGGCGGCGACGGTACCGACTGGAAGGCCGAGGCCGAGAAATGGAAGTCGCAGGCGCGTAAGCACGAGGGCCGCGCGAAGGAGAACGCGAACGCCGCGAAGGAACTCGCGAAGATCAAGCGCGAGGGTATGCCCGAGCAAGAGCGGGCGGTCGCCGAGGCGGTCGCAAAGGCGGTCGCCGAGGAACGCTCGAAGAACGGCGCCAAGCTCGCGCGGCAGGCGTTTCTCGCCGCTGCGAAGGGGCTGATCCCGAACCCCGGCGACGTCGCCGACGACGTGAACCTGCACAGGTACGTCAACGACGACGGCGAGGTCGACGAGGAAGGGCTCGCCGAGCTCGTGAAGCGGCTCGCGCCGAAGCAGTCCGACAAGGACGAGAACGACGAGGACGACGACCGCGAGGGCGGGCGCGACACGCGCCGTCGGCGCCGCGGCGGCGGATTCGACCAGGGCACCCGCCGAGGCAAGAACGGCGGTAAGGGCGGCGTCGAGGCAGGCGCCGAGCTGTACCGCAAGTTCCTCGGCGCGGGCGCCGACAAGAGCTGACAACACGGAGGAATCGACCATGATTCTGGCTCAGACGACTGAGTCGTTCGGGTCCGATGATCAGTCGTGGCTCGGGTCCGCGCATGGCACGGACGCGACCGAGACGATCTCGCTCGACACGAGCCTGTTCACCGCAGGCACGCACTACCCCGACGGGTATTTCAAGTCGGGCATTCCGCTCGGCGAGATCACCGCGACGCCGGGCAAGTACGGCCCGTACGACAACGCCGCGACCGACGGCCGGCAGACCCTAGTCGGGTTCCTGTTCGCCGCCGTCAAGGCGCCGTCCGTCAACACGATCGACCCGTCGGCCGCGATGCTCACGCACGGCAAGGTGCGCGCGTCGCGCCTGCCCGTCGCCGTCGACGCCGCCGGTAAGGCCGACGTCGCCGGCTCGATCCGGTTCGTCTGAGAAGGGAGTGATCTGAGATGAGCTGGACTCTCGATACCGAGTTCATTGAGCCGACCGAACTCACCGGTCTCATTCGGGCGGCGCTCGCCGACCTGCAGGTGAACCGCTTCACGCTGTCGCGGTGGCTGCCGAACGTGTCCGTCGACGACATCGCGTACGAGTTCACCAAGGGTGGCGGCGGGCTCGCCGAGACCGCCTCGTTCCGCTCGTGGGACGCCGAGTCGAAGATCGGCCGCCGCGAGGGGATCGGAAAGGTCATGGGCGAACTGCCCCCGATCTCCGAAAAGATCCCGCTCAACGAGTACGACCGGCTGCGGCTGCGGAAGCTCGACCAGAACGACGAGCGCGTGCTCGCGCTGCTCGCGCGGGATGCGCAGCGCATCGCCCGCAACATCGCCGCGCGGTTCGAGGTCGTGCGCGGGCAGGTGCTCGTCAACGCGCAGGCGCCGATCACCGAGCTGCAGCAGACCGTCGACTTCGGCCGGATCGCTGCGCACTCGGTTGTCGCCGCCGTGCTGTGGTCCGATCACACGAACGCGACGCCGCTCACCGATCTGCGGTCGTGGGTGAACACCTACGAGGACACGAACGGCGAGACGCCGGCCGTGATCCTGGCACCGGTCGGCGTCGTGACGCACTTCGGCATGTGCCAGCAGGTGATCAGGCAGGTGTACCCGCTCGCCCCGGCCGGCACGGCGCCGATGCTGAACACGGATCAGGTGAACTCGGTTCTGCGGTCGCTCGATCTGCCGCCGTTCGAGGTGTACGACGCGCGGGTCAAGGTCGACGGCGTGTCGACCCGCATCACCCCGTCGAACGCGATCGCGCTGCTGCCCGCGGCCGGCGCGACGAGTGCGGCGCAGCCGACCGACCTCGGCGCGACGCTGCTCGGTACGACCGCCGAGGCGCTCGAATCCGAGTACGGGCTCGTCGCGAGCGAGCAGCCCGGCGTCGTCGCGGCGACGTACAAGTCGAAGGATCCGATCCGGCTGTGGACGCACGCCGCGGCGGTCGGTCTGCCGATCCTGCGCGAGCCGAACCTCACGTTCAAGGCGCAGGTGATCGCATGACTCGGCGACTGATCGCGTACGTGCACGTCGACGGCGTCGCGTACGGACCCGACAGCAAGGTACCGGCGGGCGTCGCGAAGAAGATCGGCGATCACGCGTGGGCCGACGCCGACGAGCCGGCCGTCGACGAGCAGTCGGCCGGCGACGAGGCGCCGCCCCGCTCGGGCCGCGGCTCGGGCGTCGAAGCGTGGCGGGCGTTCGCCGAGCAGCACGAGCTCGACGTCGCCCCCGACGCGAGCCGCGAGGACATCATCGCGGCCGCCGAGGCGGCCGAGCTGATCGAGCGCGAGGAGTAGGGCGGTGGCGGCGTACGCAACGGTCGAGGACTACGAGGCGCGCGCCGCCGTCACCCTCGCCGCGGGCAGCCCGAAGCGGGCGCAGGTCGCGGCGTACCTCGACGACGCGACCGCGCTCATGCAGCGTCACATTCCGACGGGCTACACGCCCGACGAGGCGACGCTGCGCGCGGTGTGCGTCGCGGTCGTCCGTAGGGTCATGGCCAATCCGGGCGGCCGCCGGCAGCGCACGATCGGGCAGTACAGCGAGACGCTCGGCGAGGACGGCGGTTTGTACCTCACCGAGGACGAAAAGGCGCAGCTACAGCCCGAGGACACGACCGACCCGGACGCCGACGCCGCGTACTCGATCGGCGTCGCCGACGAGGGGCTGCCAGGGTGGCGGCGGGATCCGTACCCGTACAGCCACTGCGACCCGACCCCCGGACTGTGGGCGGAAGGTGTGTGGTGATCCCCGACGATCTGCTGCTGCACCTCGTCGACGTCGAGCACCCCGGTACGACGACCGACCGGTACGACAACCCGGTCGCCGACTGGTCGGCGTCGACGCACGCCGCCGTCGACGCGTGGCTGCAGCAGAACACCGGAGCCGAGGACACCGACCAGCGCGACGCGCAGATCGGCGAATGGCTCATGATCTGCAACCCATGGAAGACCGACGGCGACCCGCTCACGGTGTACGGCAAGGATCGCGTGCATTGGTCCGGGCTCGACTTCGAGGTGATCGGGCCGCCCGGTCCCGCGTACACGCCCGACGGGCTGCACCACTACGAGATCAGGCTCAAGACAGTCGAGGGGTGATCGGCCGTGGCAGGTTCGAGGTTCGTCCCCAACCGGCAGAACATCGCCGGGTTCTTGCGCACCCCCGAGACGCGGGCGCTGATCGAGCGCAAGCTGCGGGCCGTCGAGGCGGCCGCGAGTAGCGCCGCACGCGCCGAGGGGGCCGGCGGGCTGTTCCGGGTCGACGTCGAGACCGGCGAGCACCGCGTGCGCGGCGCCGTGATCGGCGACTACTCGACCAGCGACCCCGAGGTGTCGCGGCGTGCGCTGCTGCGCGCCCTCGACGCCGCGCGAGGGGCCGACTGATGGCGGCGCCGGTCGAGTTCCCCGACGCCGTCGACGTCGTACGCAGATACCTGCGCGAGGCGCTGCTCGCGCGCGGGCTCGACGTACCGGTGCGTACTCGCGTGCCGGATCCGCGGCCGGCGCAGTTGGTGCGGATCGAGCGGGTCGGCGGCAGCCGGCTCGACCGGATCACGGACCGGCCGCGCCTCGACTTCGAGTGCTGGGGGCCCGACGAGGGCGCCGTCGCCGACCTCGTCAAGGTCGTGCGGGCGCTCGTGTTCGCGATCCCCGGATGGCGCGGCGCCGTCGCGTACGACGTCGTCGACGTCGGCGGGCCGAACACCTCGCCCGACCCGGTGAGCGGGCAGGAACGCAGCTCGTTCGCCGTCGAGGTGTCACTGCGCGGCCGCACGCTCGCCGCCCCCTGATCGGCTCACCCGCCACCAGACATCGCACCCTCGGACCGCTCGCCGGCCGGGGGTTTCTCATTGGAGGACGGCATGTCAACACCGACCCCGCCCGTTCTTGAAGACGGGCTGCGCAACAACCTGATCCGCAAGCAACTGCTGCAGGTGATCTACGCGGCGGACTACTCCGCGCCGGCGATCGCGTCGCCGTTCGACTCCGCGACGGGCGCGCTCGTCGCGCTGCCCGCGGGGTACGTGCCTGTCGGCTACACCACCGACGACGGGCTCACCTTCACGTCCGATCTGTCGATGAGCGACACGACGTCGTCGCAGTCGACCGAGCCGACCCGCTCCGACGTCGAATCCGAAGTGCTCACCGGGCAGTACGTGCCGCAGGAGACGAACGCCGCCACGGTGGCGATGTACAAGGGGCTGTCTCTGGCGGGCGCCGACGCGCTGCCCGACATCGGCGAGGCGTGGGCGATCACCCGCCCGTCGGTGCCGAAGGTGCCGTATTACCGGCTGCTGTTCATCGGCGTCGACTATGGCGATGCGGGCGGCGAGATCTACATCGCCAAGCACTACCCGAAAGCGCGGGTCACGTCGAAGGACGACCAGCAGTGGGCGCGCAGCTCGGAGACGCAGTGGCCGGTCACCGTGCAGGCGTACCGCGACCCGGTGCTCAAGACGGCCGAGAAGGAATGGGTCGACGGGCCCGGATGGCGCGCACTCGCCACCCCGTAACACCCCACAAGCGGGCGAGGGACGGCGGTTCTGGGTGAGCCCCGACCGTCCCTCGCCCTTTCGCATGCTCACCCGCTGCTCGCCCGAGAAAGAGAGACCCGATCATGAGCAAGCCCAACGGCAAGCGGTACCGCCTCGAATCGGTGCGCCGCTCGTACTCCGACGCGGTCGGCGGCGAGCGCGTCGAGTTCGAGGTCGGGCCCGAGGACGCCCCGCAGGTGTTCAGCTTCCCGCACCCGATCTTTACGCCCGACGAGATGCAGGAACAGCTCAACGAGGCCAAGGGCGACCAGGCCGGCGCCCGAATCCTGCTCGGCGACCAGTTCGACGAGTTCATCGCGGCGGGCGGAGACGTCAACAGTGTGATGCTGCTGTACGTCGGCGTCCGCAACGAGGCGCAGGACAAGGTCAGCAAGGTGCGCCCTACGAAGGGGTAGGCGACGGCGACGACGTCGTCGAGACCTACACGTATGACGTGCTCGACGTCCTCGGCGAGCACCCCGAGGCGGTCGAGGCCGACCTGATCGCCCGATACCCCGGTTACGGCCGGGGCGGGCCGCTCGCCGCGTACTGGCGCGGCGAAATCTCGCTGCGGCTGCTGCGCGTCCTGGTCGAGAACCTGCCGCCCGACAGCGCAACGACCCGCGCCATCAACGGGCACGCGTGGCAGGCGCTCGACTACGCGGCCGCCGACAGCAGAGATCTGCTCGCGCTGCTGTTCACCGCGTTCGTCAACGCCAACCGCGACCCGGACAAGCCCGCCATGCCGTGGCCCGAGCCGGGATGGCGGCCGGGCGATCCGCTGCCCGAGGACCGCGAGGCCAAAGCCAAGCAGGACCGGGCGCAAGCGCGCGCCGCGTACGAGCGCATCAACTCGCAGGTGCTGCCCGGAAAGGGGTGATCTCGCATGCCGGTCGAGGTCGGCGTCGGGTACGTGTCCGTCGTTCCCGAGGCACGCGGGTTCGGCCGACTGCTCAATCAGCAGATCAGCGGCGAGTCGGCGCGGGTCGGCACGAGCGCCGGGCAGGATGCCGGCGACGGGTTCCTCGGCGGGCTCGGCGGAAAGCTGAAGGCGGGTGTCGCCGGCGTCGCGGTCGCCGGCGGCGCCCTGTTCGCTGCCGGGTTCGCCGAGGCGGTCGAGCAGGACAAGGCAACGGCCAAACTCGGCGCATCGCTCGGGCTCAGCGAGAAGGACACGGCCCGCGCCGGAAAGATCGCGGGCTCGATCTACGCCAAGGGGTACGGCGAGTCGATCGATCAGGTCGACGCGTCACTCAAGGCGCTGCAGCAGAACGGCGTCGCCGCGCTTCGCGCCCCGAAGAAGGAACTCGCCGGGCTGTCGTCGGCGGCGCTCAACCTTGCCGAGGTGTTCGACGCCGACGTCGGCGAGTCGACGAAAGCGGCCGGGCAGCTCATCAGGACCGGGCTGGCCAAGAACGGCAAAGAGGCTTTCGACCTGTTGACGGCCGGTTTCCAGTCGGGCGCCGACAAGGCCGGCGACTTGATCGACACGGTCAACGAGTACTCGACGCAGTGGCGTAAGGCCGGGCTGTCGGGTGCGACCGCGATCGGTCTGATCAATCAGGGTCTGCAGGCGGGCGCCCGCGACGGCGACCTCGTCGCGGACTCGATCAAAGAGTTCTCGATCCGGGCTGTCGACGGCAGCAAGACAACGGCGACCGGATTCAAGGCGCTCGGGCTCGACGCCGACGACATGGCGAGCAAGTTCGCCAAGGGCGGCAAGGCAGCGAACGGCGTTTTGCAGCTCACCCTCGACCGGCTGCGCGGCATCAAAGACCCGGTCAAGCAGGCTCAGGCTGCGGTCGCACTTTTTGGAACTCAGAGCGAGGATCTTGGGCAGGCGTTGTACGCCCTCGACCCTACGACCGCAGCGAAGGGGCTCGGCAAGGTTGGCGGCGCGGCCGGCAAGATGGGCAAGACGCTGCACAACACCGCCTCGAACGACATCGAGGTGTTCAAGCGGCAGGCGCTGCAGGGACTCGCCAACTTCGCGAGCAAGTACGCGCTGCCCGCGCTGCGCGACTTCGGCTCGTTCCTGACCACGTACGTACTGCCGCCCGCACAGACCGTCGGCGGCGCGCTGCTCGACTACCTCGTGCCCGCTGTGAAGGGCGTCGGCGACGCGTTCGCCGGCGGGCTGCAGTGGGTGCAGCAGTACGGGGCGTGGCTGCTGCCGCTCGGCGTCGCGATCGGCGGTATCGCCGTCGTGGCGGGCGCCTCGGCTATCGGCACATGGGCGATGACTGCCGCGTTCACGGTGTACCGCGGCGTGATCCTCGCGACGACTGCCGTCACCCGCGGGTGGGCGATCGCGCAGGGCGTGCTCAACGCCGTGATGAGCGCGAACCCGATCGGTTTGATCATCGTCGGGATTCTCGCCCTCGGGACGGCGCTCGTCGTCGCGTACAAGAAGAGCGAGACGTTCCGGGCGATCGTGCAAGGCGCGTGGGCCGGTATCCAGGCGGCCGCGATGACCGCGTGGGTCGGGTTCATCAAGCCTGCGCTGTCGGGCATTTGGGCGGCGCTGCAGGCGGTCGGCACGGCCGCTACGTGGCTGTGGTCGAGCGTGCTGTCGCCCGTGTTCTCGGCGATCGCCCTCGCCGCGAAAGTGCTGTTTACGGTCGTCGCGGTACTCGTGATCGCCCCGATGGTGATCGCGTTCAGGGCACTCGGCGCGGTCGGCTCGTGGCTGTGGGCAAACGCCCTGCAGCCTGCGTTCAGCGCGATCGGCGCGGGCGCAATGTGGCTGTGGAACAACGCGGTCGCGCCCGCCGTGCATGGGATCGTCGCGCTGTTCTCGTGGTGGTGGTCGAGCGTCAGTGTGTCGTTCGGGTACTTCAAGGCTGGAGTGCGGGCGCTCGGCGCCGTCGGTATGTGGCTGTGGCGCAACGCCCTGCAGCCCGCGTTCTCTGGGATCGTCTCGATCGCCGGGCTGCTGTGGACCGGCGTCAAGATCAGTTTCGGGTACTTCAAGGCCGGCATGCAGGCGCTCGGCGCTGCCGGCTCGTGGCTGTACCGGACGGCGATCAAACCGGCGTTCGACGGGATCGGCGCGGCCGCCTCGTGGCTGTGGACCAAGGCACTAAAGCCGCAGTTCGACGCCGTGAAGACCGGGGTCAAGCTGGTCGGTAACGCGTTCGGCACGGCGAGAGATGCGATCGGCAAGGCGTTCGGCCAGATCCAAGAGATCACGAAGAAGCCGGTCAACTTCGTGATTCAGTCGGTGTACTCGAATGGGATCAAAAAGGTCTGGGACGGCGTGGCCGGGTTCGTCGGGTTGGGCAAGCTGCCCGCCGCGCCGAAGCTGCTCGCCGACGGCGGCCGCACGCGCGGCGGCGTGCCCGGTAAGGACTCGATCCCGGCGCTCATGATGGCCGATGAGTTCGTCGTCAAGCGATCGTCCGCCCGGAAGATCGGGTTCGGAACGCTGAACTACATCAACCAGTACGGCGAGCTGCCCGTGCAGCGGTTCGCCGACGGCGGCGTCGTCGGCGACGTCGCGGGGTGGCTCGGCGACAAGGCAAAGAAGATCGGCGGCGCCGTGATGGACGGCGTCGACTTCCTCGCCAACCCCGGCAAGCTGTGGGACAAGGCGACCGGGTTCATCCGCGACAAGATCGCGCAGGTCGGGCAGAACAAGTTCGCGCAGATGATCGGGAAAGTGCCGGTCAAGATGCTGTCGAGCCTGAAAGACAAGGTCGTCAACGCCGCGACGAGCATGTTCGGCGGCTCGTCGGGAGACATCGGCGGCTCGGGCGTCAAGCGGTGGTCGTCGGTCGTACTGCAGGCACTCAAGTTGGTCGGGCAGCCGGCGAGTCTGCTGCCGACCGTGCTGCGCAGGATGAACCAGGAGAGCGGCGGCAACCCGCGCGCGATCAACAACTGGGACGTCAACGCGAAGAACGGCGACCCGAGTCGCGGACTCATGCAGACGATCGGCGCGACGTTCAATGCGTACGCCGGAAAGCTGCGCGGCCGCGGCATCTATGACCCTCTCGCCAACGTCTACGCGAGCATGCGCTACGCACTCGCGAGGTACGGCTCGCTCGCCGCGGCGTACAACCGCCCCGGCGGGTATGCCAAGGGCGGCCGGCCCAAGCGGGGCGAGCTGGCGTGGGTCGGCGAGCAGGGGCCGGAACTCGTCCGTTTCGGGTCCGGCGACACGGAGGTGTTCGACCACCGCACATCGCTCGGCATGGCGGCCGGGCTCGGGGCGCTGCGCGGGTTCGCAAAGGGCACGAGCACCGCGAAGAAAGCGCGCAAAGAAGTGCCCGGCGACCTGACGGCGTTCACCAAGAGTCTCACCGGCTCGGCGAGCACGATCGCGGCGGCGTCCAAGAGCCTCGCCGACGACCTGCGCAAGACCGGCAAGGCGGGCCGCGGGCTCGCCGCTCAAGTCGGCAAGACGTCGGGCAAGTTGCAGCTACTCGCGAAGCAGCGCGACAAGGTCGCCTCGAAGATCGCCACCGCGAAGCAGGCGGCGGCCGACCAGAAGAAGAGCGCGAGCGACTATCTGTCGCTGTCGAACCTGACCGACGTCACCAGCGTCGGCGGACTGATCTCGGGCATGCAGTCGCGGCAGCAGTCGCTCAAGTCGTTCGAGTCGCTGATCGCGACGGCTCAGAAGAAGGGAGTCTCACAGTCCGTCATTCAGCAGCTCATCGCGGACGGCCCCGACGGCGATCTCGCACGGCTCGTCTCGGGTGCCACGGCGGGCGACATTAAGAAGATCAACAGTCTCGCCGCGAGCGGCGCCAAGTTGTCGACGTCGTACGGCAACTACATGGCGGACGCGATGTACGACAGCGGCGTCGCGGCCGGTAAGGGGTTCCTGACTGGTCTGCAGGCGCAAGAGGCAGCGCTGCAAAAGCAGATGACCAAGCTCGGCGACGTGCTCGTCGACTCGATCGAGAAGCGGCTCGACATTCACTCGCCGAGCCGCGAGACCGAACGGATCGGCGAGCTGCTCGGCGCCGGCGTCGTCGTCGGTACCGACAAGTCGCTCGCCGCCGTCCGGGCGGGCGCGGCTCGTCTCGGTTCGGCTGGGATCCCGCCCGTCGTGCCGAATGCGGCAGTCGCCGCGCAGGCGCAGGCGGCCGGGCTGCGGGCGGGCGACACGGTCGTGCTCAAGGTCGGCGAGCGCGAGATCGTCGCCGTCCTCGACGAGCGGGTCGACGCCGGTCTCTCCGATGTACGCAAGCGCTCGCGCGCCGGATCGAAGAAGGGGTAACCGCATGCCGATGATCGTGGACCCGGCGGCGCCGCAGATCACGCCGCCGGATCGCATCACCTCGCCCGACGGATGGTTCGCGGCGATCGTCGACCCGCTGTGGGCGGGCGTCGTGCTGTCGGTGGACTACACCGCCGGAACCGCGCTGCCCGGTGCGGGCGACGTCATGCGGACACGGATCGTCCGGCAGGTATCGGCGGGCGCCGAGCCGGTCGCCGTGCGCAGCGGCGACACGGCGTGGGCAGTCGAGGGCGTCGGGACGGCGTACGACCACGAATCGCCCCTCGGGGTCGGCGTCGTCTACACCGCGACGCCGATCTATGCGGACGGCAGCACGGGCCCGTCGTCGAACCTCGCAGTGACCGTGCCCGCGCCCGAGCCGGGCGAGGACCGCGACCTGTGGATCAAGTCGCTCGACGAGCCGGGCCTGTCCATGCGTGCGATGGTCGTCGACTGGTCGGGCCCGACCTCGGCCGCCCGGCAGGACACGGCCGACGTCGCCGGCTCGCCGTACGTCGCGGTCGCCTACGACGAGCACGCCGCCGAGGCGGTGCAGGTCGTCGTCGACGTGCCGCCCGAGGACGTCGACCGCATGCGCGAGCTGCTGCGCTCGGGCGTGCTGCTCGCGCAGGCACGGCCTGGCTACTTGTTCCCCGACGCGTTCCACGTGCCCGCGGACATCACCGGTCCGACGCCGACCGGCAAACTCGGCTCATCCGAGGGTTACCGGTTCGGGTGGACGATCGAGCCGGTCGCCCGCCCCGACACCGCCGAGCAGCCGATGCGGCTGCCGTCCTGGTCGTGGGACAAGGTGGCCGAGCAGTTCGCGACATGGGATGCGGTCGCCGCTTCCTACCCGTCGTGGGCGTCGCTGTCGACGAACGGGGTCACCTGACATGCTTCCCGTTCCCGACGCGGTGCACCGCGCCGTGCTCGGGCCGGCACGGCGACCCAAGCGGGCCGAGTGGTCGAACGACGGCGGGCAGACGTGGGTACCGGCGAAGGTCGGCGACAGCGAGGTGCGCGGCGACCGCAACGCAGAATGCCGGTACTCGGCGAGCTGCGATCTGCTCGGCGTACCGCTCGGCCGCAGCGGCGTGAACTCGATCTCGACCATGGTGAGGCTGTATCAGGGCATCGCCGGCCCGCGTATGGATGTGGCATGGATCCCGGCGGGCGTGTACGTCCTCGACGACGTCGAGCGCACGCGCCTCGGCGCCTCGGTCGAGCTGCTCGGGCTCGAAGAACCGATACGCAGTGCCAAGTTCCCGACGGCGCGCACGATCGGCCCGGACAACGCGGGCGCCCTGGTCGACCCACTCGTCGGCGAGGCACTGCCCGGCCGAGTCGTGTCATGGCGGCCGGGCGCCAACCCGTCAACGGCCGTGCCGCAGATCGTCGTCGACGAGGACCGGTGGCAGGCGCTCAGCAACGGCACCGACAGCAGCGGCGCGGCGACCGGCATCGCGGCGGCGCTCGGCGGCGAGTTCTACGTCGACGCCCGCGGCGTGCCAACGATGGCGCCGACCCCGACGCTCGACGCCCCGGTCGTATGGCGGATCCCTTACGGCGTCGCCCTGGTCACGCCGTCCGAGCGGCAATCGGCCGAGGGCCTCGTCAATCTGTGGGTGATCTCGGGCGACGGCGGCGACGGCAGCGCCACCGTAGGCCCTGTGTTCGTGTGGGACGACGACCCGTCGAGCCTGACGTACGCCGGACCGGATCCGGTGAACGACCCGCTCGCGCCGCAGCGGCTCGGGCTGTCGTGGGTGCGGCTGCGCGTCGAGCGCTACGCGTCGCCGCTGATCACCTCAGACGCGCAGGCGTACACCGTCGGCAACGCGAAGTTGGCCGACAGCCTCGGCGTACAGGCGACGCTCAGCTTCACGAGCGTGTGTCACCCCGGACTCGAACCCGGCGACGTCGTCGAGGTCGAGGTGCGGCCGGGCGAGTGGCAGCGCCACATCATCGACAGCCTGTCGTACAGCCTCGGCGGCGTCTCGATGAGCTGCACGACCAGAACGACCGCACGGAGGCTGACAGCGTGACCAGTGAGGCAGCACGGGCGCTCGGCGAGGACATCGCCATTGTCAAGGGCGGCAGAGCGACCGGCGGTACGGTCTCGGCGCAGGTCATCGACGTCACCGACATCGGCGTCAACGTCGACTATGGCGGGGCGCTGCTGCTCGATGTGCCCTGCGTCGACTCCTACCGCAACCGCAAGGCAGGTGACTGGGTCGCGTTGCGGCCGGGCGCGAAACCGGTCGTGATGTGGCGGCTCGGCGAGGACCCCGGCGAACTCGACGACGCGCGGGTGCAGGCGCTCGCGAGAGACGTCGCCCTCGACGAGCAGGTGATCAGGGCGGCGACGTGGGGCACGGCGGCGCCGAGCGGTACGGGGTGGCAGACCGTGCAGACCCTGTATCTGCGCAAGAACAGCGAGGGCAAGGTCGAGCTGTACGGGCAACTCGCGAGCCAGAGCGACACCTCGCCGAGCGCGCCGGCCGCGCGAACGCCGAAGCCTGTGACGATCTCCCCCTCGGCGTACGGGACATGGCGCAACGGCCGCCCGGACGACTACGCCGATTACCCGACGCAAGGCGACTGGACCGGGCGTGGGAATCGCAGGGGCGCATGGTTCTACGGCAGCGCGATCGTCAACGCGTGCGCCGGTAAGACCGTCGCGAAGATGACCATCAAATTCACCCGCCGCCGAGGCTCGGGCGTCAACGCGAAGAGGGCGCTGCACCTGTACCTGCACGACCACAACTCGCCGCCGTCCGGGCAGCTCGACCTCGACGACGGTCCCGAGGAACTGCTGTCCCTGTCGGTCGGCGCGACCGGCACGGTCACGCTGCCGGCGCCGTGGCGCAACAAGCTCGCCTCGGGCGACGCGCGAGGACTCGCGATCTACGCGAGCGGCAGCAGCGACTACATGTCCGTGCAGGGCGGCGCGGTCACGATCACATTCAGTTAGGGGTACCTATGCCTACCGTCGGACGCGCACAGCTCCCGATTCCCGGCGGGGGTGATGCGCCGGCCGGGCCCGGTGCGCTCGCTGCGCTCGCCGCCGCGATCGACCCGCATCTGCTGCAGCACGTCGCCGACAAAGCCGAGCGCGACGCAGAGTATGCCGACGCTCCGCTGCACACGGTCGTCTCGGCCGAGAACGGGTCGCTGTGGATCAAGACGAGCGCGACGGCGAACACATGGGCCACGGTCTACGAGCCGTTGCCTGCGTGGCGGTCGATCTCGCTCGCGAGTGGCTATCAGGCCGGCGAGTTCCAACCGCAGGTGCGGCTCATGGGTCAACGGGTGCACCTGCGCGGCCGCATCGTTCGCACCGACGGCACCGTGTTCCCCGTATCGGGAATCAAGATCGGCGACGTTCCCGCCGACTGCCAACCGGCGACCTACGCATCGTGGGCCGGCGGGTCCGGTATCTCGGGCGACCCCGTCGTCGGCGTGGGGCGCGTCGAGGTTCTCGGCAATGTCTCGGGCTCAAGCCTCGGCGGGGTCGGCTCGATCGTCTGGTTCTCCCAAGACGGTAGCGGCGTGCCGTGGGTGGACATCAGCGGCTCGTACTGGAAGGACTGACGGCACGGCATGACTCTGTACACCTACGGCGGCACGGCCGACACCGTACTGACCACAGCAACCGGCGACGTCGTGCCGGACTATCCCGTCGGCGTGCGCGTCGCCGGCACCGGGCAGTCGGTCACCGCCCTGTACGAGGCCGACGGTTCCACACCGATCAGCGAGCTACGGTCGAACCCGACCAGCAGCGAGGCGCCCGGCGCGATCCGTACGTTCATGTGCGAGTGGCCACAGATCGAGTACGTCTACAACGCGACCGGCGGCCGCACGGTGACGTGGTATCAGGCCGGTCGCGAGGTACCGATCGAGGCGCTGCAGACGGCGACGAGCGCCGCGAGCACCGCGGCGTCCGCCGACGAGGCGGCGACGGCAGCACAGTCCGCGGCGTCGAACGCCGCCGCGATCGCCGCCTCGGCGAGCAACACGGCAGACGCCGCGCAGGACGCAGCCCAACAGGCGGCGCAGGACGCGAGCGACGCAGTGGCCGCAGTGTCCTCGCGGCTGCCGACCGCCGCGACCGTCGACACCCTGCCGAGCGTCGTCTACGACGCCCACCGCGGCGGCGCCGGCGAGGCGCCCGAGAACACGCTCGCCGCGTTGAGGGGCGCGATGCCGTGGGCAGATGTCCTCGACCTCGACTCGCAGGTGATCGGCGACGGTACGCCCGTGCTCATGCACGACAGCACCGTCGACCGCACGACGAAAGCAGCGGGGAACGTGTCGCTGTACAACGCGGCGCAGTGGGGACTCATCCGCTCGGACCCGTCAGCATGGTTCGCCGCTTCAACGCCCGATCTGCCACTGCACACGGTCGAGCAGATCCTCGATGACCTCGGCGGCCGCCGGGTGATGACGGTCGAGGCGAAGAACTCGGCCGGGGTGACCGCCCTCGCGAACATGATCAAGGCTCGGCGCCTTGAGCGATCCGTGCTGATCAACACGAACGATCCCGCAGTTGTGCCGACGATCAAGACTGCGGGGTGTCTGGCGCACCTGTGGCGCTCGGCGTCGCAAATGGCCACCGACAACGCCGCGACGATCAAGGCGAGCGGCGCCGATCTGCTCGACCTCGACATCGCGGGCACCGACGCGCAGATCACGGCGGCGATCGCACAGAATTACCCGCTCGGCGTGTGGGCACACACGCTCGTACGCCGCAAGGAACGCGACCGGGCGCTCGCACTCGGCTGCCGCGGCATCATCACCGACTACCCCGGTTACGTCAGTGGCCGCGTGGCGAGGCGTACGACGAGCTCGTTCTCGTCCGGTCAGTGGGGCTACGGCTACGTCACATCGGGCGCCGCGCGCCCGGTCCTCGACGCATCCGGACGCATCCCACTGTCGCCGCCGGCGTCGAGTGCGGCCGCCGACGCGGTCGTGCTGCTCGCCGGCGAAGTGTCGCCGGCTCCTGCCACGACCACGATCGACGTGAAGTTCTCGTTCCCGGTCGCCGGCTCGACCGGATGGTCGTTGTTCTCCGTACACCTCGGCGCCGACGACGACGCGACCGTGCTGTCGGGAACGTCGATCCTGCACAACGGCTACACCTGCCAAGTCTCCAACGACCGTTCCCTGCGCATCTATCGCGACGACAAAGCGGCCGGCACCTCGACGCAGCTCGCCAACACGGCGACCAGCACGGCACTTTCGGCAAACACTACGTACACGCTGCGCGTCGTGATCACCGCGACGCAGATCACGCTCTCGATCCCCGAGGTATCAGGGCTGACGACCACAGTCACCGACTCGACGTACCGAGTCCCTTGGTACCTGTTCGTCGCCCGCAACTACACCTCGACACAGACCGGGCTGATCTACGTGCAGAGCATCACCACCACCTAACCCCCTCAGGAGGCAGACATGCCCGTACCTACCGTCGGTCAAGTCGTGCTCGTCCCGATGGACCAGGCCGTCAACAACGGCTCCGACGTCGCCCCGGCGATCGTCTCTCACGTGTGGTCGGAAACCTCGATCAACGTCCGCGTGATCGAGGACGGGCCGCGCATCGAATGGCGGCAGTCCCTTGAGTACATCGACGACCTCAACAGCCTCGACCGCGGCGAACTCTACTGGTGGACGTGGCCGCCGCAGCCGGCCGTCGACGACGGCAGCACGACCGAGCCGACACCGACGGACCCGGGGGCGACCGACCCCGCTGCCTGATCACCGCTCATCATCCGACGCCCCGCGAGGGGCTTTTTTCATGCCCGAAAGGGAGGGCTCACCCATGGGTGACACAGAACGGCCGACCCTCGATCGGCTCGGCGACCAGGAAGAGCAGGCGCAGCACCTCGTGCGCACTGGCAACGGGCCGACCGTCGACGACGAGGCCGAGCTGCTCGCCGAGCAGTACGGGCCGGCAGACATGGCCGGGTTCTACAGCGGCGCCGCTGTCGCCGACGAGGACGTCGAGGCGCCCGTCGACGAGCCGGCCGACGAGGGCGACGCCCCGGCCGCGGACGCCGCCGAGGGTGGTGAGTCCGCATGAGCGCCGAGGGCATGATCAAGGCGGTCGAGCGCTGGATCGGTACCGGCGAGCCGAACGAGATTCAGGCTTGGTACCGGCAGCGCAACGGCGTGCTGTACAGCGGCAACTTCGCATGGTGCGACGCCACGATCACCCGCGCCGCCGTCGAGGCGGGCGAGTACGACGCGGTGTGCTTCGGCACCGACTTCGCGTACACCGTCGCGCACGCGCAGCGGTTCAAGGAAGCCGGCGCGTGGCACGCCATGACGAACGGGATCAAGGCGAGCGGCATCCGTCGCGGCGACATCGTGTTCTTCGACTGGGCCGGTACGAGCGAGATCGGCAAGATCGATCACGTCGGCATCGTCACGGGCGTCTCGGCCGACTACAAGTACGTGTACACCGTCGAGGGCAACACCCTCAACGTCTGCGCGAGGCGCGTGCGCGTCGTGCACGACATCGCCGGGTTCGGCCGGCCCAAGTACAAGGCGGAGCCGAAGCCGTCGACGTCGACGGGCAGCAGCTCGTCGACGCCGAAGCGGCCGCAGGTGTCCCTCGCCAAGCTGATCAAGGCGAGCAAGACGGACCCGCCGAAGAAGGGCACGCCGGTCTCGTACCCGCTCGCTGAGCTCGTCGAGAAGGCGCTCGTCGCCGAGAAGCTGCTCGCCCCGAGCTACGCCGACGGGCATTTCGGCACGGCCACGCGCAGCGCGTACGCGCTGCTGCAGCACCGGTACGGCTACAGCGGCAAGGACGCCGACGGCACCCCCGGTAAGGCATCGCTCACGCGGCTCGGCAAGGCGCACGGCTTCGACGTCGTCGCCTGATTTCCACTCATCGACCGGCCCTCGCCGGTCTCTCACCACTAGGAAGGGGGCTGGCTATGCCTGCCCTGTTCGTCAGTTACATGCGCACGGTCGTGCCGCTCGTCGCGGGGTATCTGCTCACCCTCGCCGTGCGCGCCGGGTTCGAGATCAACTCGGCGACCGTCGCCAGTGTCGTGACCGTCGCGGTCGCGTTCGCGTACTACGTCGTGTTCCGGCTGCTCGAATGGATCGGCGAGCGGCTGCGCGGCACCGCCCTGCAGAACCTCGCGGGCGTGCTGCTCGGGTGGGCGCGGCCGCCGGCGTACCCGCGGTTCGAGGCGCTCGAACCGGTCGACCCGAGCGGGTACACGAGCGGCTCGTCGACCAGCGGGTGACGTCGGCCCTACGGCCGCTCTTATCCCCTGCACAACCCGGAGGTAGCGCGTGGACGCTGCGACGCTCAGCGCGGTCGGCGTGATCGTCGTCGGGCTCGCGGCGGCCGCCGCTGCACTGGTCGGTCACCGAGGCGCGAACGCCGCCTCGCAGTCCGGCGTCGTGATCACTGGATCTCTCGGGCTCGTCAACGAGCTGCAGGAAGAGCGCAACGGGCTGCAGGTCAAGCTCGCTGAGAAAGAGCGGCTGCTCGCCGCGGCGTACGCCGAACTCGCCAGTGAGCGCGCTGACAAGGCGGCGCTGCATGAACAGATCACGGCACTGACGGCCGAGAAAGCTCGGCTGCACGAACGGATCGTCGAGCTCGGAGGGCAACCCACGTGAAGCGCCGTCATGCTCAGCCGATCCTCGTGCAGCGGTGGCGGTCGCTCGCGGTCGCCGCCGTGCTGCTCGTACTGTCGGGCGCCGTTGTCCTCGTGTGGCTGCGGGTTGACGCCGAGGTGTCCGCCCGCAAGCAGGAGACCGCGGCCGCCGTCGCCGAGGCGAACCTGCGCGGCGACGCCGTATCGGTCCTCGCCGGCGATGTGCGCGTGCTGCGCGAGCAAGTCAAGTCCGCGGGAAAGACGCCAGCCGCGCCGGATCCGTCGCAGGCGGTCGACGACCTCACGGCGCGCGCCGAGGTACCGGTGCCGATCCCCGGTCCCGCAGGACCCCGCGGGCCGCAAGGTTCGCCGGGTAGTCCCGGACCGGCCGCGACTGGATCCCCGGGGGCGACCGGTCCGCAGGGTGAGCCCGGCGAAACGGTGACCGGCCCGCAGGGGCCCGTCGGCCCGACCGGACCCGCCGGCCCGCCCGGTCCTGCAGGGCAGGACGGTAAGGACGGCACGGACGGATCCGACGGCCGCGACGGGCAGACATGCCCGGACGGGTACTCACTGCAGGCGCCCGACTATGACCCCGACGCCCTCGTCTGCAGGCGCGACGGCGCCCCGCAGCCGAGCGATCCGTCGCCGAGCCCGACCTCGTCAACGCTGCTCGGGCTCCCCGCCGAGCGACGCCGCATCGCATGAACTCTGCGCCCTTGTCTGGCCTCGCGGCCGGGCAGGGGCGCTTTCGTGCGTTCGGCGAGACTCGAGTATTAGCGTCAAAGTGACGACAAACCTCGAGGTTTTTACGCGCCGAGGTAGTCGTTCCGGCGGGCAGTACGCCGGGCGGCACACGTAAGTGGCCTCGCCCCATACCCTGACAGTGTCGAGCTGTAAGGAAGGGGCAAGGCCATGTCACCCGATGCTACCCCGGACCCGTACGCGGACCCGATCGCATTCGGTCAGCGTCTCAAGATCCTGCGCACCCGCCGCGGCATGACCCGCAGTCAACTCGGCGGGCTCATGGGCATGTCCGACGAGTGGGTCAAGGCATTGGAGACCGGCCGCCGCAAAGTGCCGCGCCTCGAAGTGATGTTGCGGCTCGCCGAGGCGCTGCGCGTCCGCGACCTGTCCGACCTCACCGGAGATCAATCCGTGCACGTTGCTCTCTTCACCGGCCCCGGGCACCCGCAGCTCGCCGCCGTGAAAGCCGCAGTCGACGCATTCCCCATCGCGACCGCGCGCGAGGCGCCGCCCGTCGAGCACCTCGCGGCCCGCCTCGAACACGCATGGGCAGCCCGGCACAAGTCGCCCGAGCACCGCACCGTGCTCGGCGGGCTGCTGCCCGACCTCATCCGCGACGCGCAGCTCGCCGTGCGGCAGGCAGACCGCGCGCCCGACCGCAGAGCGGCGCAGGCGATGCTCGCCGAGGTGTACTCGCTCGCGCAGTTCTTCGTCGCCTATCAGCCCGACGCCGCGCTGCTGTGGCGTGTCGCCGAGCGTGGACTGATCGCCGCGCAAGAGTCCGAGGACCCGCACGCGATCGGCGTCGCCGCATGGCTCGCTGCACAGGCACACCGCGACAGCGGCCCGGCTCACTTCGACGCCGCCGACGCCGTGAATCTTGAGACGCTCCGCTACCTCGAACCGCTGCTGCCGGACGCCTCCGACGACCTACTCGCGATCACCGGGGCGCTCACGTTCGAGGCCGGATACACCGCCGCCCGTCGCCGCGAGACCGGTACGGCATGGCGGTACTGGGACCAGGCGCGCAAGCTCGCGAAGCGCCTGCCCGAGGACTACTACCATCCGATCACGTCGTTCTCACGCGCCATCATGGGCGCTCATGCCGTAACGGTCGCCGTCGAGCTGCACGCCGGCGGCGAGTCCGTGCGGCAGGCGGCGCAGGCGGACGCGATCACGATCAAGTCCCGGCCGCGACGAGCTCGGCACCGGATCGAAGAGGCCCGCGCCTACCAACTCGACGGGCAGCCCGACGTCGCTCTCGCCACCCTCGACAAGGCGCACGAGGCGGCGTCCGAGACGATCCGGTACAACGGCTATGCGAAACGGATAATCCTCGAAGAGGTCGAGGCACGGCACCCCGAGCGCCGGCGCCGGGCGTCCGAACTCGCCGTCAAGCTGGGACTACTCGCCCAATAAGGGACATAAGGTAGGGGTACAGACTGTACCCCTGCCCCCTGCACTTCGCGCCTACGGTCGTTTCGTGAGCTGATCACGACGACGGAGGCGTTCACCATGCCGCGCATCGCGCCCTTACTCCCGCAGCCCAAGCACCGCCCCGCAGACAGCGGGGGGACAGAGCGGTGAGCCCGGCCGCGCCCCCCGGCATGGACACCGACACCGCAGCCCTGATCGTCGAGGCGTTCGACGCCGGGCACGCCATGCCCCCGCATGAGCGCCTCGTCGAGCTCGACAAACTGCTGCGCGCCGAGATCGATGGGCTCGTCACCTACGTACAGCGCCTCGCCGACAAGACCGCGCACCGCACCCGCGAGTGGTACGCCATGACGAACGCGATCGAGAAGGCGACCGACGCACTCGCGTTCCAACTCGGCACCGGGCCGCTCGCTGGCGCACTGCACGTCGCGGAACTCGCCCGACGGATCCGCGAGCTGCAGAACGTGCTACGGGAAGTAGGGGGCGTGCAGCCGTGAAACAGTGCACCATCTGCGACGAGCCGATCAAGCCCGACGAGCCGTACAGACCGCACACCAGCAGCAAGCCGTCGGGGGGCATGCTGCCCGCATTCACGCACGACCGCTGTCGACAGCGCCCGACGAGCGTGCCATTCATCGCCGCATGGTCGGCCGAGAACACCCTCGCCGCACCGACCCTCGTCTCGCGACTGACAGGCGGGATCGGCTACGTCGGCGAGGTTCCCGACGACCGCGACCGCGGCGTGTTGTGGCAGCGCTCGATCGACCTGCGCGGCCGCGGCCGCCCGGTGTACGGCGACGTGCACCCCGGCCGACAGCGCCTCGCCATGCGGCACGAGCTATGCCAGGTGTGCGGCGAGCCCGCCGACAAAGACAACCGCGGCGTGCTGTGGCTGCTCGAAGACCGGCGCACGGACTACCGGGGGTGGCCGAATGATCTGATGACCACGCACCCGCCGATGTGTCGAGCGTGCGCTGTCATCGCGCGGGCGCAGTGCCCGCACCTGTGGGCCGGCGCTGTGGCTGTGCGGGTCGGCCGTTCTGAGGTGTGCGGCGTCGTGGGGCGGCAGTACGCCGTCGGCCCGTTCGGTCCGCGCCACGTACGCGACGACACGGTTCTGTTCGAGGAACCGGCGATCGAGTGGACGATCGCGTCACAGCTCGTCCGCGCGTTGTACGACTGCAGGTTCGTGAGCCTCACCGAGCTAGCTGCGGCTCGCCCATGACCGAGGGGTGCCCCGCGGTCGAACGCTCCCCCCTGTCCCGCCGGGCACCCCTCACTCAGCGTTAAACAGGTCGCGCGGTATGTGACAGAACCGTGTTGAAATATGCCCCCCGCACATATTCACGCAGGCCCAGGGGATGATGACTCCGCTCCAGTTTGCATATATGCGCAGGAGCGGCTCGCCGTCGCCGCTCCGTGCCCCACACTGGAGAGGCGACAGCCGCGCCCCGGTCCCCTCGTCTCCGCAAGACAGGACCGGGGCGCGGGCACGTCTGCACCACAGCTCGCGCCCCGCTAGGTTGTGCCGCATGAGCAACCTTGACCGTGCGCCGGTACCGAGTGTCTGCGGCGGCCGCGGATTCGTCGTCGCCGAACCCGTCCGCGAGCTACTGAGTCCCCGTCACGTGAAGCTCGGCGAGTCGAGCGAGGTGCGCCGGCTGCTGCCGAACCTCGGCCGCCGCATGATCGCCGCGTGGGCATTTGTTGATCACTATGGGCCCGATGACATCGCAGACGAGCCCGGCATGCAGGTGCCGCCGCACCCGCACATGGGCCTGCAAACCGTCAGTTGGCTGCACGAGGGCGAGGTGCTGCACCGCGACTCGACCGGCAGCCTTCAGGCGATCCGCCCGCGCGAGCTCGGGCTCATGACGTCCGGCCGCGCGATCAGCCACTCGGAAGAGAGCCCGCGCCCGCACGCCCGGTACTTGCACGGCGCGCAGCTATGGGTCGCGCTGCCCGACGCGCACCGGCACGTCGACCCGCGGTTCGAGCATCACGCCGAACTGCCGACGGTCACGGCGCCCGGTCTCACGGCGACCGTGATTCTCGGCGACCTCGACGGCTCGACGTCGCCCGGCACGACGTACTCGCCGATCGTCGGTGCCGACCTCGCCCTCGCCCGAGGCGCCGACGTCCGGCTGCCCCTCGTACCCGACTTCGAATACGGCGTGCTCGCCATGAGTGGCGAGGTGCACGTCGACGGCGTACCGGTACTGCCCGGATCGATGCTGTATCTCGGCTGCGGCCGCAGCGAGCTGCCGCTGCGCGCCGAGTCCGACGCCGGGATCATGCTGCTCGGCGGCGAGCCGTTCGACGAGGAACTCATCATGTGGTGGAACTTCGTTGGTCGGACGCAGGCCGAGATCGAGCAGGCTCGCGCCGACTGGATGACGGGCAGCCGATTCGGCGAGGTGCACGGGTACGACGGCGCCCCGCTCGCTGCACCCGAGCTGCCGCCGACGCCACTCAAGCCGCGCGGCCGCGTGCGATAGCAGCTACGCGAACGCCCCCGCCTGCATATCTGCAGGTGGGGGCGTCGGTGCTTTGGAGTAGTGGTCGACTGTGCACTATTCCAAAGCACAAACCCGAGCTACTCGGCAACCGGCTCGGGATCCGGCGGTGCCCACACCGGCACGACCTCGACTCGGTCGTCTGGCCACAGCTCGACCCGCCGGATAAGCGACGCCAGTGTCACCCGCTTCGAGGCGACGCTGATCGTGTCCCACTCGGCGATCAGACCGACGATCGTCTCGCGGTGCGGCACCGGGCTCGGCGGCTCGGCCGGCTGCTCGGGCCCGAGCGCGTCGAGTTCCTTCTGAGCGGTCGCGACGTCGCCGCTCAACTTGTCCCGGGTTCGCAGGTACGACTCACGCGGGATGTCTCCCATGCTGTACCCGGTCGTCGCCCGGTCGAGGGCACCCTGCAGCTTCGAGATTTTCGCTTCGAGGCGCTTCCGCTTCTTCGTGACGTCCGGCGCGATCTTCGGTTTCGGCAGGACGATGCGCCCGGACACGATCGCGTCGATCTCGTCGCGCACCTCCCCCAGCCACTCGAACACCCGCCCCTCGATCAGTACTCGGCGGATCCACACCGGCTCATGCTTGACCAGTCCGCGCGAGCGCGGGCCGCACCGGTACGCGTACGCCCGGATGCCCTTGCAGTCGTGTGTGCGGGCCGCTGCGCGCTTCGGGTGAGTGCTGAAGCAGATACCGCACTTGGTGAGCCCGGCGAGCGGGTACACCGGGGTGAGCGCCCGCGCGGGCGTCACGCGGCGTGCCTCGCGGCGGTCGCGGTACGCGTCCCACTCGTCGCCGGACCAGATCGATTCGTGCTCGGCGGGCCGGTAGTCGTAGTGGTCGCGCTTTTGGCACCGGCCGGGCTCGGCGCATCCGACGTCGCGTTTGTGCACGACGAGTAGGCCTGCGGGAAAGCCGCTGTCCATGTACCACTTGACGGTTTGGTCCTGCCACGGGGCGCCGCGGGTGTTGAGCAGCCCGAGGTCGTTCCACCATCGGGCGATGTTGCCGAACCCGATCTTCCCGCTGTTGTAGCGCTGTACGGCGTCGAGGGCGGGCTCGGCGTGCGGCGCGAGAACCTCGTACCGTTCCTCTTGGGTGCGCCATCCGCCCTCGCCGTCCGGGAGGACGCGCGGGTACCAGCGGTACCCGAATCGCTTCCCGCCGGTCGCCGGGAGGCCGAGGTTACGCCGTAGCTCGTGGGTTTCTTTCCACTGCTCGCCGGCCCGGTCCGACTCGAACGCGGCGACTTCGAGCAGCATGCCGCGGGTGAAGCGGCCGACGGCTGTCTTCGCGTCGACGTCCTCGGTTGCGCTGATGAGCTCGCCGCCGACGTTCTCGATACGGGCGAGATTGATCGCGACGCCGTGCCGGTTGCGGCCGAAGCGGGAAAACTTCCACGACCACAGCTCGCGCTCGGGGCGCTCGTGGTCCTCGACGATTTCGATCGCGCGCATTACTTTACGCTTGAAGTTTCGTCCGGTTGCGTCCTCGTCGACGATCCACTCGGCGACGTAGCGGCCGCGCCGGGCGGCAGCCTCTTCGACTGCCGACTTTTGAATGTCGATGCTGATCATCTCTTCGCGCCATGTGGATACTCGCGCGTAACCAATGACGGGAATCAGTTCCCGAGACAGGGTCACTGATTGGGGAGTCAAAGAAATCCTAGTTCCCCGGTCTATCGACACTAAACCCACCTCTTTTTATGCGCTCCCATCTCGGCGTATAGGGGTGGCTTTCCGGGAGAGCGGAAGGCGTACGACTTGCGCGTCTTCCGCCGTCTCCGGTGCATCGTCCGCAAGCGCCTCGATCTGGGCAGCTTTGTAACCCATCTCCGCGTATCGCTGTCGTTCCTGCATGGTGAGGCGGGCCATCCTCACCTGATGCGCCATCAGCGTCTGTGTGTCCATACGGGAGGAGACATGCAGGTGAACGGATGCTGCCGCGATCAGGATGACTACGCCGCTCCTGAACGCGCCGGCCCGGTCCGTCGAGGTTCCGTACGCAGCGAGCGCGATCCCCACAACCGCGCAAGCTTTGGCCAGAACAATTACTCTGCGCTGCCGCATGTCTTACCCCTCCGCGGCAGCACCCCCCGCAGAGCTGCCACCGTTGTCCGTGCCGCTTTTCTGCATACGTTTGAGCATGGTCGTGAACCAGGCGCGATCCTCTTCGGGAACCCCGGCAGCGATTGCAACCTCTTCGGGTGACAACCGCTTTCCGGACGATACCTCAATGTGACCGGTTTTCGACTCTGAGTGTGAGAAGTCGTCACGGTCTGCCTTACCGGTTCGAATCAATAGGTCCTGAATTGGGATACCTGTCCCCCGCGACAGGGACAACAGAGTCTCGTACGAGACCGCCTCCCCCCCGAGTAGACGCGTGATGATTCCGCCAGACAGACCGGTGTCCTGCGCGAGTTGAGTGCGCCCGCCTCGTCGGTCTAGGTCGTAGCCCTTACCGGTCAGTACCCCTGTAAGCCATGGCAGCCACTCGCGACTGACGCCGTCGCCGCCCTCAAGATCGCCATCTCGTCTCCGCATGCGCGCAGGCTACCGCTACCGGAAGGAAGGTTAGGCAACTTTCCAGTAGTGGAACTGCAGGTCAAGCCTATTGCCGTACAACCTTTCGCCGTCGATGCACGTCGCTCCCATACTCGAACATCCGTGCGGATTCCGCAATCGGAAAGTCGATCACACTCTTTCCGGTGCTGGAACTTCCAGTGACGGAAGGAACGTGCTAGCTTCCTTCCAGCAACGGAACTTCCAGTGACGGAAGGAAGCCGATGGAAACCATCGTGCTGAAGGTCGACGACTTCCTCGACCTGGCCAAGACCCACGGTGACACCACGTACGAGCAGATGTCGGCGACGACCGGGCTCGGCATGGCGACCCTGCACCGCATGCGCAACGGCGGGCCGGCGAGCTCGACCGCGATCGCCGCGATCTGCAACGCGTACGGCGCCGCATTCGAGGACGTGTTCAAGTTCGGCACGGTCACCCCGAGGCCGGTTCCGGCGCAGCGGCCGGCCCGACGCGTGAAGGCTGCGGCCGCATGAGCGCCGCCGAGACGCCGTCGCTGATCCGCACGCGGGCCGTACAGGCGGCCGCCGCCGCCCTGGTCGACGCCGTCGCCGAGCGCGCCGCACGCACCCCTCGCGAGGCGGCCGAAGCGGCGTACTACCCCGGTCACCCGCTCGGCTCGGTCGAGGCGATCGAGGCCGAGATCATTCGGCGCCGCGCCGCCGAGGCGGCCGAGCAGCCGCTCGCCGCGTAGCTCGCCCGCACAGACCAAGGGGCCGTCCCGCAACGGCCAAGCAGCGGAACGACCCCGGGGCGCACGCCCCACTCAATCCAGCTAGGAAGAAAGCGAGGCGACGCCGTGAGCGTCAAGCCTATCCCCCTTCACGAGCACCGCAGGCGGGTCGACGAGCAGCAGCAGCTCGACGCCGTCGAGGCGACGATCGCGTACCTCAACCTGCCTGCCGCTCGCCCGCCGGTCTACCGTGACGACGCCGTACACGTGATCGTCACGGCGCCCGACGAATTCTCGCAGTGGGTGTATCACCTCGGCGGCGACGTGCACCGCGGCGCCGAGGTCGACGGCGCCTCCCTGATGTCCCTGTGCACCGAGACGCCCGCCGGACGGGGCGGCGCTAAGGCGCCGTTGCGGGTGCACGTGCCGCTCGTGCACGGCGAGAAGGTGCTCGCCGACCTGCGCGGGGCGGCGTCGGCATGACGAACCCGAACATCCTGCGCGCCGCCCGTACGATCGCCGCCGCCGTCGTGCACGGAACGACCGACGATCCCGCGCTCGAAGCAGCGCAGCAGCTCGCCGAGTTGGGCCTGCTCGCCCCGTCGACTGACCCGTTCTCGACGCCCGGCCGCAACCGGCCCGAGCCGAGCCCGGCCGCCGTCGCCGCCCTCGCGAAGTGCGCCGCCGCGAAGCGTGTCGCCGACACCACGCGCGCTCAGACCGACGGCATGCCGGGCGAGCCCGACGTGTCCGCGGTCGGCGGCGAGGTGCGCATCGTCGTTCACCCGAAGTCGCTCGCCGACTGGAAGCAGTGGATGCACGCGCTCGGCGTCGGCGACGCCCGCGGCGACTCGACCGGGGTCGCAATGACCGTCCGCTGCACGTACGGCGGCGTTCGCGCCCGCCTCGTCGGCGTCGGCGTGCCCGCCATGTACGGCGAGCTGCACGGCCGCCTCGACCGCCGGACGGCGGTACGGCCGTGACCGACCACATCATCGCCGCCGCCACGAACGACAACTTCGTTTCCGCCCTGATCGTCGGTTTCTCGGCGGTCGCTCTGCTGCTCGCCTCGTCTGTGAAGGGCCGCAAATGACCAGGCAGAACACGCCCGTTGACGGGCCGTACCGCATCACCGTTGAGCCGATCCCGACCGGCGTAACCCTCGACGTCGAGCACTTCGTATCGAAGGTTGTCGCCGACGTCGTCGAGAAGCTACTCACCGACAAGTACGCCGACCGCCTCGACGACCTGCACGAGCCGCGGCCGCGCGACCCGCACAAGATCGAGCGCCCCGCCGACCTGCGGTTCGAGCAGCTCGTCGAGGACCTCGTGAGCGAGGTGCGTACGAAGCTGCCCGTGTACGGGCTGCAGACGCTCAGGCTCGCCGGCCGGATCGAGCAGCTCGCCGCCCCGGCGATCGCCGCTCTGCAGGCCGAGGCCGAGGCGCACACGATCGCCGTCGCGTCCATTCTGCGCGGCGAGGGTGGTGCGGCAGCGTGAAGCAGACGATGCGCGACGAGTGGCGCGTGATGGTCACTCTCAAGCCGCGCCGCCCCGCCGACCTCGGACTCACCGGGCTCGACGACCTCGCCGAGTTCATCGCCCCGCCGACGCCGACGATCACGATCGCCGTACTGCCGCGCCGCCTCGGGAAGCTCTCGGCCGGAATGTCAGTGGGCGACCAGATGGTGAGCCGTGACATCGAGGGCGACTACCGGCGCCGCTGCGAGGCGATCGCCGACGAGCTGCGGAACCGTGCGCAGGTGGCCGAGGTGTCCGTGACGTGCACCGAAACGCACTTTTGCTCGCACTGCAACCTGCAGTGGGAGGTGCTGACCGCCGACGAGGCGGCCGACGACTCGACCAACCAGGACGAGCACAGCGTCGAGGGCGAGCCGGTGTGCTGCGAAAAGGCGATCGCCGAGTTCCGCGCCGAGCGCGGGATCCCGCAACTCGTCGAGGCGGGTGACACCGCATGAGCATGCGCGACGTGATCGAGCACGCCCTGCGGGTGTACTACGTCGACAGCGCCGAGCCGAACGCCATCGCCCGCGAGGTGCTCGCGCAGTACGACGACGAGCAGCACCCGGTGAACGAGACGCTCGTGAAGGCACGCAGGGCGGCCGCCGCCATGTTCGAGGTCGAGGCCGGCGAGCGCCGCCCGATGTGGCGGGTCATCATCACCGACAGCGAGTCGCCGACCGGTGTCGCCCCGGTGTGTACCGCCGAGGGCGACGACGACCTGCACCTGTGGGCCAACTTCGGCAACGGGATCGAGCGCGTCGTCGACGGCGTGTGGGACTGCTGCCCGACGCCGCAGTTCGACACGTACTCGACTGTCCTCGCCGAGTACCTCGTCGAGCTACTCAACGCCGACACCCAGCGGGGTGAGTCGGCGTGAACGCCCGCACCGAAGTGCACGCCGCCCTCATGCGGGCCGGTTACGGGGCGCCGGGCGCCGACCGGCTGCTCGACCAGATCGAGGCCGACGCCGTCACGCGTGGCCGTGAGAAGGACACCCGCGGCGGATCGCCGCAACAGGGCGAGTCCACTCACCGACACCCGCGCCCGTGCGAGTTCCCGACCGTGCTGCCGTGTACCTGTCCGCGCCCGTCGGCGCTGCCCGACGCGTCGTTCGTCCGTGCGCGGTACCGAGCCCGCATCGCCCCGTTGTTCCACGCTGCCCGCGCCGGGCACGCCGAGGTGTGGTCGGGGGTAGCGCGATGACGGAGACGACACACGTCGTGCAGTGGTCCGGCGGGATCACCAGTTGGGCGGCCGCGAAGCGCGTCGTCCAGTGGTACGGCAAGGCAAACGTGGTGCTGCTGTTCGCTGACACGTTGGCCGAGCACCCCGACCTGTACCGCTTCAACCGCGAGGCGTCGGCCGAGATCGGTCTGCCGATTACCCGAGTCTGCGACGGCCGTACGCCGATCCAGGCCAACCGAGATGCGAAGTTCCTCGGAAGCAGCCGACTTGCCCCGTGCTCGAAGCTGCTCAAGCAGATCCCGTGCCGAAACTGGCTGACCGAGAACTGCGACCCCGAACACACCGTTCTGTACGTCGGAATCGACGCGTGGGAGGTCGACCGGGTCGACGGCATCCGCGCCGGCTGGGCGCCGTGGCGAGTCGACTTCCCGCTGCTCGACCCGCCGCTCGTGCCCAAGCATGTATGGGTCGAGGGGGCACGGCGTCTCGGGATCGAGGAACCGGAGATGTACCGGCTCGGGTACCCACACAACAACTGTTACGGCGGCTGCGTCCGCGGCGGCGTCGCCTACTGGGCGCACACGTTGAAGACGTTCCCCGAGGTATACGCCGAGCACGAGCGCGCTGAGGCGGAGTTTCGCACCGACGGCGGCAACTCCGCTACGTACCTGACCGAGACTCGGGACGGCGTTAAGCGGCAGCTTCCGCTCGTGCAGTTGCGTCGCCGGATCGAGACGGCCGACCAGGACGACCCGGGACTGTTCGACCCGTACGACTGGGGCGGCTGCGGCTGCTTCACCGACACCTCGTCGGAGCGTGCGGCATGACCGATCCGAAGTGGGCGAAGTCGACCGAGCGGGGTCGGTACTACACCGACCCCGCCGGGGGGCCGGACCTGATCAGCGTCACGAACGCGCTCGGCAGCATCGCGAAACCGGCGCTTGTGCCGTGGGCGGCCGGGATGGCTGCCGATGTCGTCATCGCCGACCCGATTGCGACCGCTCGCCGGGCGCGTACCGAGCCGACCGCGCTGCGGAAGGAACTCGTCGCTGTCTCACGGGAGTACAGCGAGCGGGCGATGGATCTCGGGACGCGCGTGCACGTGCGGGCCGTGTCGCTCGTGCTGAACACGCCGCACGCGTACGACGAGGAAGTCGAGCCGTACGCCGTGCAGCTCGCCGCATGGTTCCGGCTGTGGCGGGTCGACTTCGACCGCGACGTGCTCGCGATCGAGACGACCGTGATGCACCGCAAGGCGGGTTACGCCGGCACGGGTGATCTGTGGATATGGCTTCCGACCGGCCGGTTCCGGCGGCGGCAGTTGTGGCTCGTCGACTACAAGACGAGCGCGAAGAAGCCGGCCGACACGGTGTACGACGAGCAACCGCTGCAGCTCGCTGCACTGCGGCACGCGCCCGAGTGGCTGCTGCCCGACGACACGAGCGAGCCCGCGCCGCGGGTGCACCGTACGGCGCTGCTGAACCTGCGACCGCGTTCGCACCGGTTCATCGAAGTTCCGTCCGGCCGGGCGCAGTTCCGCGCGTTCCTCGGCGCGATGCACACCCGCCAATACCTGAACGACGCGCCCTCGGCGTACCCCACGGTCGTACCGCCGTGGGCGCCGGGCGCCGACCGAAAGGCAGCGTGACCCATGGGTTCGCGCATCATGACCATGAAGCGGCAGGCGGCCGAGCTCGGTCGTATCCGCACCGGCTACAGCCGGCCCAACCCGAAACCGGACGGCAAGCCGATTCCGGTCAAGTCCAAGACGTTCATTCTCACCTCGCACTCGCGCGAGTACATCGCGGCCGCGGCCGAGCTGTACGGCGGCCGGGTCGAGCAGTGGACGCCGCAGGGGCAGCCCGTCGCGCAGTGGCGGGTCGTCACCGAGGCGACCGAGCTGCGGGCGATCCTGCCCGCCGGCGACCCGCTCGACCAGGCCAACGAGAAATGGACCGGCGGCGGTTGCGAACGGCGATGCGACGGCGTCACCGAGAAACTGTCGGGCCGGCCGTGCATCTGCCTCGCGCAGTACGGCGACGACTGGCACGAGCAAAAGCCCGACAAGGTGTGCCGCCCGACCTCGCGCGTCGGCGTGTTCCTGCCCGATCTACCCGACCTCGGCGTGTGGCGGCTGGAGACAAAGTCGTACTACGCCGCCGACGCCCTCGCCGGCGGGCTCGACACCGTGCTGCAGGCGACCGGCGGCAAGGGGCTGTTGCCCGTCCGCATGTGGATCGAGCAGCGCAAGGCGGTGCGCGCCGGTAAGACGAAGCAGTTTCAGGTGATCGTCGTCGTGCCGTCGCTGCCGAAGCTGCGGCACGCGCTGTCGGGCCCGATCTCGACAGCGGCCGCCCTCGACCCGGCGAGCCTCAACCGGGCCGCAATCGAGGCGGCACCCGCCGAGCCCGTCGACTACCGGGCCGAGGCGGTCAAGTGCCGTACCGAGGCCGAGGTGTTGCAGGTCTGGCAACGGGCGCGGGCCGAGGGGCACGCCAACGACCTCGTGCTGCGCGACGACCTCAAGCAGATCGCCGACGACATCGCGGCCGGCATCGACCCGCGTACGGGTGAGCTCGGCGACCAGGACGGCGACGCCGAGGCGGACGACGAGGGCGTCGTCGACGGCGAGTTCGTCGACGAGGGCGACGAGGACGGCGGCGAGGAACCGCCGGCCGCGCACCCGCGGGCCGCATGGCCCGAGGCGGCGGCGCCCGGATCGAAGGGTGCCGCGCGATGACATGGCACCTCGGCCGATGGGCCGCGTTCGACCTTGAGACGACCGGCGTCGACGTCGAGAACGACCGGATCGTGACCGCCGCCGTACACGCCCGCGGCGGCGGCATCGAACCCGAGGCCGGCGAGTGGCTCGCCGACCCCGGCGTCGAGATCCCGGCCGAGGCGTACGACGTCCACAAGATCAGCACCGAGCATGCTCGCGAACACGGCGCCCCGGCCGAGCAGGTCGTGCGGGAAGTCGCGGCCGAACTCGCCGCGCAGATCGTCAAGGGCGGCGCTGCGGTCGTCGGACACAACGTGTCGTACGACCTCACGCTGCTCGACCGCGAGTGCCGCCGGTACGAGCTCCCGACGCTGCACGAGCGGCTCGACGGTCACCCGCTGCACGTGATCGACACGCGGGTGCTCGATCAGCGGGCCGTGCCGTACCGCAAGCGCGTGAGCGAGGACCAGGGCGCCCGGCAGCTCATCACCCTCGCGCAGTTCTACGGCGTGCCGTGGGAGGACGACAAGGCGCACGGCTGCTCGTACGACGCGGTCGTCGCCGCGCAGGTCGCCCGCCGGATCGCGGCGCTCGCGCACATGCGTCGGGCGGACTGGCCCGAGCACGTGCGGGCCGAGCGCCGCGTGTCGTTCATCCCGTTCCGCGACCTCACGCCCGCCGAGCTGCACGCCGCACAGATCGAGTGGGCTGCCGAGCAGGCGGCCGGGCTGCAAAAGCACTTCCGCAAGACCGACCCGAACGCCGTCGTCGACGGCGCGTGGCCGCTGCGCCCGTGGGCTGCGCCGGCCGCCGAGACCGAGGGGGCACCCGCATGAGCGACCGGATCATCATCGGACTCGACGCCGGATACGACGGCGACGCCGCGATCGTGGTCGTCGTCAAGCGCGACGGCTCGTACGACGTGAGAACGAACGGCGTGTGCAAGGTGCTCGCCGCCGAGCTGCTGCGCGGTATCGCCGACCGGCTCGCCGCCGAACACGGCCCGTTCCCCTGCACCCCGCCGCCCGAGCAGCACGAGCGGCCGATCGAGTACGAGCACGCCGACCCGTACGGCGGCCGCCTCGACCGCGACCGGGGCGTGTGGCGCGACCCGCGCGGCGACTCGTTCGATCTGTCGCTCAGGTGGGCCGACTGGTTCGAGCGCGCGTGGAAGTGGGACGGCACGACCGGGCAGTTCGGCGAACCGATCCTGCGGGCCGAGGACGACGGCGAGCAGCAGCCGCTCAGTCTGCTGCGCACCATGTACGGGCCGATCAGCCCGCTGTCGGGCGGTGCGGCATGACCGAGCTCATCCCCGGACTGATCGCGGCCGACGAGGTGCCCCTCGACGACCGCTCGCCCGCCCCGACCGAGCTGCAGGTCATCGCATTCGATCTGTCGATCACCTCGACCGGCGTCTGCCGCACCGACGGCTCGACGTTCCGGATCCGGACCCGACAGAAGGACGGGCCGCGCCGACTCACCGTGATCCGCGACCGGTTGACGATCGAGGTCGCCGAGCAGCAGCCGCAGCTCGCTGTGATCGAAGACCTGCCGATGAACGCCGGCCGCATGAGCCTTACGAACCTCAAGGCCATGTGCTGTCTTCACGGCGTTGTGCAGGCGCTGCTCGTCGACGCCGGCGTGCCGTGGGCGTACGTGAACGTCAAGACGCTCAAGAAGTTCGCGTGTGACGACGGCGGCGCCACCAAGCAGGACATGACAGCGGCGGCGTTCCTCGCGGCCGGCGCCACGTTCGACGACGACGACGGCGCCGACCAGGTCGACGCATGGTGGCTGCGCGCCGCCGCGCACGACTGGCTTGGGCTGCCCTTGTTCACCATGCCGCAGGCGCAGCGCGACGCGCTGAGCAAGGCGGATTGGCCCGACGCGTACGCGCAGCGGTACGTGATGGGGGCGGCCGCATGAACCGTGCCGAGATCCTCGCAATCCTCGAACGCGCACTGCGCGAGGCCGACGGGCGGCCGATCATCCTGAACCTGTACTGCTGCCAGGGAGGCAGCGCCGCCGGGTACGAGGCGGCCGGGTTCTACCCGATCGGCGTCGACATCGCACCGCAGCCGAAGTACCCGTATCCGTTCATCCTCGCCGACGCTCTGTGGTTCCTCGCCGAGTTCGCCGAGTGGATCCGCGAGCACGTGGCGTTCGTCGACGCGTCGCCGCCCTGTCAGGCATTCACCCGCGCATGGAAGATCCAGCAGCGGGAACACCCGCGGCTGATCGCGCCGACGCGTGAACTGATGCTCGCCATTGGCCGGCCGTTCGTGATCGAGAACGTCGAGGAAGCGCGCGGCGAGCTGCTCGACCCGGTGCTGCTGTGCGGAGTCATGTTCGGCATGCAGACGTACCGGCACCGTCTGTTCGAGCCGTACGGCTGGACGCTCACCCCGCCCGAGCACCCCGCGCACGAGGCGCCGCTCGCGAAGATGGGGCGCCCCGCCCGGCCGGGCGAGTTCCGGCACTACGTCGGCAATTTCTCGGGCGTTGACGATGCGCGATCCGACATGCGTATGCCGTGGGCGAACCGCGATGGTCTGCGCGAGGCTGTGCCGCCGCAGTACACCGAGTTCCTCGGTCGGCAGGCGCTCGCGCAGCTCGCCGCCGCCCCCGAGGGGGTACCCGCGTGAGCACCCGAAACGCGAAGCGGCAGCCCGTACTCGACGCGCTGCCCGGCATGCCCGACGTCCTCAAGGCCAAGCCCGTCAAGGCGGACGACGAGTCATGGAAGGCGCGAACTCTCGACGAGGCGATCGCCCGCACGTACGAGCTGCTCGACGAGGCGATCAGCAAGTACAGCACCGGTCGGGCGCTCGTGACCCGCGGCGAACGGGTCATCGACTACGGGCTGTTCGAGCTGCTCGGGTTCTACGTCCTGTACTCAGGCGGAAACGACTCGGTCGTGCTGCAGCACCTCGTGCGCAAGTACCTGCGCGAGCGCGGGATCTTCCGCCACCACTTCGGCGGCATCATCCACGTGAACACTGGCACCGCGATTGAGCAGACGACACAGCATGTCCGCGAGACCGCCGCCGCGTGGGATTGGAAGCTGCACGAGCTGCGGCCGCGGGTGACGTACCTCGATCTCGTGCTCGGTAACGTCCTCGCGACCCGCGGGCCGAACAAGGGGCGCCCGGTGTGGCTCGGGTTCCCGGGCCCCGGCGGCGACAGCCACAACGTGATGTATATGCGGCTGAAAGACGAGCCGCTGCAGTCGTTCCGCCGGCAGCTCGTCGGGCCGAGTGGCGGCATACGCCGCAAGGTGATCTATGTCGGCGGGATGCGGTGGGCCGAGTCGCAAAAGCGGTTCCGCACCGCGGCCGAGGTCGACCTCGACGGCGCAATCGTGTGGCTGTCGGCGCTCGTGCACTGGACGAACGAGCACATGCGCGAGTACCGCGCCCGGTACCGCTGTCAGCAGAAGCACAAGCACTCGCCGCACCGGCTGTGCGGGCCCGAGGCGCTGCCGCTCAACGAGGTGACCGAGCACCTTCACATGTCGGGTGACTGCGCGTGCGGCGCCTACGCCAAGGAAGGCGAGAAGGAAGAGCGCCGGCTGTTCTACCCGAAGCACGGCGCCGAGATCGACGAGTGGGAACGCATCGTCGAGGCGGCCGGGATCGCGGCGTGCAAGTGGGGGCAGCGTCCGCCGAGCAGCGTGCGACAGCCGAAGGGCGGTCGGCGGGTCAAGGAACGGCTGTGCGCGGCGTGCGCACCGCCGCTCGACGGGCAGACCGACATTCTCGACGACTGGCGCGAGCGGGGTCTGCTCACCGACGCGCAGTACGACACGTTCACGCGGGCATCGGACGCGGCGTGAACGGCATCGCGCCGACGATCGGCAACCCGCACCCCGGTTACGGGTTGCGGGTCCGGCTCGACAGCAACAGGGCGAAGAGCCTCGCTTCGGCCGACTACGCGTGCCCGTGCGGACAGGCCGAGGACGCGACGGGCTACGCCGAGGTGAACGCGCTCGTCGTCCGCTACGGCCGCCACCAGCGCGACGAGTGCCCGAACCCCGAGATACGTGCAGCGGCCGCCCGCCGGTACGCGGCACTGCAGCAGTCCCTCAACAAGCGACGGAGGAAGTAGACATGCCCAAGCTGGACGAAGACGCAGAGGTCGAGGTCAAGCTCGACAGCGGCGCGGCGATGCTGCAGCAAGCGATCCCGGCGATCCTGCGCCGCGGGCTGTTCGAGGCGCCCGGCGCCCGGATCGTCGCGGTCGTCGAGTTCGCGAGCACGATGTACACCGGGCACGCCTCGGGCGAGGACAAAGACCCGCAGGTGAAGCTCAGGATCAAGCTCGCCGAGGTCGCAACCGAGGGCGACCAGATCAGGCAGCTTCGCGAGGTCATGCGCGCGATGTACCGGCAGCGCAAGATGAACGGCACCCTCGACGAGCTCGGGCCCGGCTCGCACGACGTCGACGCCGCGGTCGAGCTGCTGCTCGCCGAGCACCCGACCGAGGGCGAGTTCGAGGCGCACGAGGCGCGCGAGCGGGCCGCCAAGAGCGGGCACGGCCGAGTCGAGCACTTCGGGTGACCAGGCAGCCCAAGAGCAGCGGTGGCGCGCGCCGAACGCGCTGCCGCTGCGGGCGGACCGTCTATCGGCAGATCGTCGGCGCCCTCGACGTCACCGCGGACGCCGACGGGCTCACCCTCGCCGAGGCGCTGCAGCGCACCACCCCGAACCGGCTCGCATGGTGCCTGTACCAGCGGTCGGAGTGGACCCCGCAGAACCTGCGCAGCGCTCACCCGAGCAGCCACCCCGCGGACTGCCCGCACCCGCACCTCGTCGACCACGTGTGCACCGGCCCGCAGCAGCCCGCCGCGCCGCCCGCCCGCAAGTCACGCCAGAAGACGCCGACTGTCCACCCCGGACAGCAGCAACTCGCGCTCTGAGCACAGGAGTTCAGCCGATGCCATGGTTCGTCGTTGACGACAACGCCGACTCACACCCGAAGATGATCGCCGCCGGAAACGCGGCGCTCGGGCTGTGGCTCAAGGCGGGCGCGTACGCCTCACGTCATCTGACCGACGGCATCGTGCCCGGCGTCGTGGCCCGGATGTACAGCAACGGGTCGAAGACGCAGATCGCGAAGTTGGTCGCGGCCGGTCTGTGGCACGAGCACGGACACTCTTGCAGGCACCCGAAGTGCAAGCAGCCGGCCGCGGGCGACTACGCGATTCACGACTACCTCGTTTACAACCCCTCGCGCGCCGAGGTCGAGCGCAAGCGCGAGCGGGCCGCAGAGAAGAAGCGGAAGCAGCGCGCGGTGCAGTCCAGTGATCAGCCGCTGCCCGATCCCGACGAGAACCGGCACGGCGACGACGACCAGGACGCCCCGCCCCGACCGGCGCGGCGCGACATGCACGAGCAGCGCCCGATCGCCGAGGACTGGCAGCCGAGCGACGAGGACGTGCAGGCGGCGCAACTCGCCCGCGCCGACGCCGGCCGGCCGCAGCTCACCCCGCAGCAGCTCGACGCCGTGACCCGCAAGTTCGTGCGCCGCATGGTCGACGAGGGCAAGCGGGCGGCCGCGTGGGGCGGCCGCTGGCAGCAGTGGGCCGAGACCGAGCGCACCGAGCAGCCGGGCGTCGGCAGCAATGTCGTGCAGCTCGGCGCCATGACCAAGAGCCAGCAGCAGCGAGCCGGGCTCGACCGGCTGCGGCAGCAGATGAACGGAGGGCACTCCGCATGACCCTCGACGAAACCCTCGAACTGCTCGCGCAGATCGCGCTCGTCGACGATCGCGTCGTCAAGGTCGACGAGGCTGAGCAGCGGGCGCAGCTCACGATGTGGGCCGCAGTCCTGCGCGACGTGCCGCTGCGGTTCGCCGGCGAAGCGGTCGGCCGTCACTACGCCGAGTCGGCGTGGCCGATCATGCCGAAGGACATCGCGCAGCGGTGGCGTGACACGGTCCGGGACCGGCTGAACAGGTCGGTCGGCACGATCGAGCCGACCGATCACCCGCACCTCGACCCCGATGACGACACGGGCGACGCGTACGTCAAAGCGCTGCGGGCGCACCGTCGCGCGATCGCCGCCGGCGACGACGAGCCGGTCGGGCTCCGCGAGTTGATGCCTGCGGTCGGCAGCCGGCTCGGCGGCGGCCGCCTCGCCGAACTCGTGCCCGCGAACACCGAGTTCACCGAGGCCAAGCAGCAGCGTTACCCGCGCCGCGAGCAGCCGAAGGGGCCGCCCGAGCGGGCCGTGCACTGCCCCGCGTGCGGCGCCTCGCCGGGTCGGCCGTGCCGGACGACGAGCCGCGGCCGGCAGATGACCGGCACGCACCCCTCGCGCCGCGACGTGTACGACGCCGCGCAGTCCACCGACAGCAAGGGAGATCAGTCATGAGGCAACGGCCGTTGCTCTCCGAGGCCATTCCCGACGGCACGTTCGGCGGCGCCCGCCCGCGCCGCGGCGAGCAGCAGCAGCAGCGTGTGCCGGACCCCGACGCCGCCCGTCATTGGGCCGAGCTCGGCGCCGCCGTCGCCGAGATCGACAAGTCGCGCGGTTACGGCGTGAGCAGGAAGTACCGACAGCCGACGGAGGCAGCAGCATGACCGACCAGCCGATGACCGCCGTCGAGGCGCTGCTCGCGTTCGCCCGCCGACACGTTGACGGCGAGGCGGCGCAGGCACTCGTCGACGAGGCGACCCGCGAACTCGCCGGCCGGACCGTCGTACGGCCCGATCAGCACCTCGTACCGCTGCGGCTGCTGCTGCGCCGGCGCCAGGACGTATCCGGGATCAGCGGGCTCGGCGACGTCGCCGACGGCGTGCTGTGGCCGGACGGTACCGCCTCGGTCCGGTGGCGTGGCGAGCACCCGTCGGTCGTGTTCTGGGATCGCGGCCGCGTGTCCGTCGAGTTCATTCATGGCCACCAGGGCGCGACCGAGATCGTGTTCGTTGACCAGCCCGATGAGCTGCCCGCGCCGGTCCCGGCCGGCTCGCCGGCCGCCCCGCTCGTCGTGCGGCGCGTGCTCGAACACGCCCTGAAGAAGCCCGTTCCGTGCCCGAAGTGCGAGCGCACGTCGCAGTGCAGGTGCATCGCCGACCGCACCGAGGGGCGCATCGACGCCGTGCTCGGCGCGCTCGCCCCGTGGCTCAACTCCGGTGCGGGCGGGGCGTCATGAGCGCCGAGTTCGATCACGACGACCTGGCCGACCTCGACGAGGCCGACGTCGAGCAGCTCGAAGGTTTCACCGACGAGGAACTCGCGGCCGCCCTCGACGCCCTGTACGGGAACGATCCACTCGCCGGCTACGACACGCCCGTCACGCGGCGGCGCAAGCCGAACGCGATCGGCCGCACCGTGCACGACGTGCTGCGCACCCTCTGACCCGCCCGCCATCCACAGACTGTGAGAAGACCCGTGGAAAACTCGACCTCCCTCAACGGCCCGATCCGACAGACGCTCACGACGGCGAACGCCGCGCTGTGGGCCGAGCACGACCGCGCGAACGCCCTCGCCGCGCTGTTCGAGGACATCCGGGCATGGCGGCACCTGCAGACGCACTGCGACGCCGCCGAGTTCGCGCCCCTCGACGCGATACTCGACGCGGTCGCCCTCGGTGGCGACGCACCACTGCTGCACCTGCAGCCAGGGGACGCAGCCGAAGCGTGCGACGCGCACCGCCGACTGATGGACGCGCGGGCGAGGGCGTTCGAAGCGCACCGGCTCGTGTGGGACCAGATCGAGGCGGCGTCGATCCGCTCGATCGCCAACCGGCCGCACGGCAACGCGTGACACGACGGCGGGGCGCCCCATCGCCGGCAAGCAGCGGGCGCCCCGTCCCCTTCGCGGTGTGATCAGCCTACGCCCCACGTACCACAGGAGCGCTCACCATGCAGCACGCCGCCCGCCGCAGCACTGCCGACGACCTGCAGGTCGTCATTGACCACTGGACCCACATGCGCGACCTGATCGACACCTCGCAAGCCTCGGACACGTGGCCGCCCGCCATGGGCAAAAGCGAGTACCTGCACGACCTCGACCGCACCCGCCGCGAGTTCGAGCTCGCGATCGAGCACGCGCAGCACCTCATCACGAAGACCGACGAGCACGGCCGCCCGCAGTACGAATGCGTTCACTGCGACTACGTCGGCGAGGGCGGGCCGCACACCCCGCGCACCGACCGCGACGGGCTCGCGCTCGGCGAGCGCCCGGTACCGCTGCGCCTGCACGTCGTCGACGCGTGCCGCGCTGTCGAGAACGCACTGTGCACGCTCGCCGACGAGGTCGCCGCCGCGGTGCAGCTCGCCCCCATGTCGCCGATGCGACCGGTCAAGCACGCCGGGTACGCCACGCTGCGCGAGGCGCAGGTCGCGGCCGCCGACCGCGCCCGCCGTGATCTGCTCGCGGCCGCGGACGCCGCGAGTCCGGCTCGCTGGTCGTTCAGGGGCGGTCGCAGCGCGGTGCGCGCCGCCGAGTGGCTGCTCGCCCGGATCGAGGGGCAGCCCGGCCCGTTCCTTCCGCTGCGCAGTCTGCACCGGGCGCACATCGCGGTCGTGGCGGCTGCGGCGGCGCGGCGGGTCGAGCGGACGATCGGCGGCAGCGTCGACCGGTATTCGGTGCCGATGGATGAGCCGTGCCCGTACTGCGGCGGCCGGCTCACGATGCACGCGGGCGGCGGCGAGGACGACGCCGTCACGTGCTCGGGTCCGGACTGCGAGGCGCCGGTCGGCGTCGAGGGCGGCCGCCGCACGTGGTCGACGGCCGAGCAGCTCGCCGCCCTGCAGCGCGAGGTCGAGGCGGCGGCGCGGCGCCGGAAGCGTGCCGCGGATCGGGCGCGGCAGCGAGCAGCAGCTCGCGCTCGGCAGTCGGCCGCGTAGCCGTACACCAGGACGCAAACGACCCCGCCGTGATCCGCGGCGGGGTCGTCGTCGTTGGCTTACTGCTCGTCGTCGCCCTGCAGGTCGGTTCGGGCGCCGGGGCGCAGGTCGCGGTTATCCCAATAGGTGCGCACCTCGTCGAGATCCCACTCGTCACGGGTGCTGCCGGGGCGGCGTCGAGCCGACGGGAAGTCGTCGTGCGTGCGACGCCAGTTGTGCAGCGCCTGCCGCGTTACGCCGAGTTCGGCCGCGAGAGTCGACATGTTCACGAGCCTCGGTTCCCCCTCGGCCGCATCCGTCGACTGCGGCTCTTCCCGCTCTGGCATGTCGCTCATCCTGCCCTAACCTCGTTGACACTGTAAAGCAGGTTCACGTACCGTCGAACCCGCACAACGGAATGCCCCGGCCGGCGCTGGCACGCCATACGGCCGGGGCGGACCGTGCCCGCAACCGTCACGAAGAGGGCTGATCCGCGTGGCCGATGGTAACGGCGAGCTCAATAGCTCGCCCACCAGCAAAGACCGACCCAAGTTCACCGAACTGCAGCGCCGCCTCGTCGCTGGCGTCGGGCTCGGCGCAGCCCTGATCGCCGTGATCGGATTCGTCGGCTCGTACGCTGCCGTTCGCCACCTCGCGGAAGCGAAGCATTTCGGGGCGTTCGCGATGATCTTTCCGGTCGGCGTCGACGCCGGGATTCTCGTGCTGCTCGCCCTCGATCTGCTGCTCACGTGGCTGCGCATGCCGCTCGGCATGCTGCGTCATACGGCATGGCTGCTGACCGCGGCGACGATTGCGTTCAACGGTGCGGCAGCGTGGCCCGACCCGATCGGCGTCGGCATGCACGCCGTGATCCCGATTCTGTTCGTGGTCGTCGTCGAGGCGGCACGGCACGCAATCGGGATCGCCGCGGATATCAGCGCCGCCAAGCACATGGAATCGGTACGGCTGTCACGGTGGCTGCTCGCCCCGGTCGGGACGTTCCGGCTGTGGCGGCGCATGAAGCTGTGGGAGCTGCGGTCGTACGACGAGGTGATCACCCTCGAACAGCAGCGGCTGATCGAGCGGGCTCGGCTGCGCCGCCGGTATGGGTGGCGGTGGCGGTCGCAGGCACCCCTCGACGAGGTGCTCGCGCTGCGACTCACCCGCTACGGCCGCCCCCTCGCCCCGGTCGAGGGCGTGCTCGACGCCGCCCCCGCCCCGGCCGAGC